GTCACATGCGCTCTCTGTTGATCGAGAAATCTTTCATATTGAGGCAGTGAATGTACCATTCCCAAATGAACCAATTGAAGCTTATGTGAGAGATTTTCGTGATAATTACGCACGATGGTCTAAACAATGGAAGCATTTTGTGTTGATTGAGGCTGGTATCATTCATGGTAATAATTATACGTGGATCACACAAATGATGGACAATAACTATCATACTGTGGCGCTGTGTGAAAATTATCATAGTAAGTTCCAATCTGATTTTGTGAGCATGTATTACTACGATGAGACACATGACCTACACTTTTGGTGGGAACAACCAAATAATCACTGGAGATGTTATGATTGATTGGGCAACAGAATTTGAAGCACTGCCTGATGTAGAGAAAGATAAACTCGCACTGTTGCGCGTGATTGAGTGTACAAATGGTGTCATTCAATATTCCTATCGTAATGGTGAAGATGATACACTGACGGTCGATGAAGTCAGAGATGCAATGAAGTTCTCTATGGGATGTATGAAGCGCATGGAAATACCTGTAGGAGATAAAGTGGTTACGTTTGCTCCTGATACTGCGGAACTCTTTACTGAAATGCGGAGGTTGTATATCTCTGGCGCGAAACAGAATAATCAGGCAGATTTTAATGAGTTTCTCAAAGGTTCTAAAGCAAATCTACTTGCGGTAGGTAAAGAACGTATCCTGGAAGCAAGACGACTTGCATTCAATCATATTGACGAATTACCACCTCATACGTTAGAATGGGGACTTGAATACATCTTTAGTTTTGCTGGGTGGGAACAATGAAACTCTTTGATTATGAAACCTACGAAGATTATGGTAAGGAATGGTTCTTACAAGTTCTTCAATTTTATCCGCACTTTGCCCTATTTGATTTCACACTTCAATGGGATGAATATGGAGGCAACGAACTCTTTCCGATAATTTTCTTTAGTATCGGCAATCGTTCTTTATTTGGTGTTTCAATCAGATACAAGAAATTCTATTTTGATGTCGATGTAATTGTTAGTGATCCACGCGATCTTGAATGGTATAAGAAAGAAAATCATACACTGACCAAGCATCAGGACATTGATTTGGTGACACTTGAACAACCGTCACAGGAATTCACCAAAACCGACCTGGATGCCCTATAATACACTCATATACACAGAACTCTAATGTCTAACTTCTACACTTTGCTTCCTGGAACTGATGTTCTCCGTTCCAAGATTGATGTTTTCACCTGGACTAATCCTGAAAATGAAAATGAAACTGAACGAGTAGAACTCACAGTAGATAATGCTGGCATCTTCATTACTTCTTGTTCTGGTGGTGCTCGTGAGGATATGACTATCGAACAAAAGGATTTGGCAATTGCTCTCGCCCATGCTATTCTTGAAGCATATAATGTGATTGTATGACTGATAAAGAACTTTATAATCCAGATGAATTTGTCCTCGATGACATCAAAATGTATCACTATGAAGTGATGGAGGAAGGTCGTCATGTATGGATGGCATTTTATCTCAACAATAGTAACGTAGGACACTTGAATATCTTTCTGAATGATGGTAAAATAAATACAAGGTATGAAGAATGGACACCTTAAATCATGTATGAAGATCTAGATACATTTGAACGTGCCCTACAACATTTTGGCACAAGAGTTGATATTATTATTGCCCTTGAAATGGGTGATAAAATAGACAGTGATACTGCATATAAAATGATTAAAAGTGAACTAAAAGAATTAAAGAAAATTCGTAAACATCAATGAACCTCTCTCAACAACAATACCAAACACTCTTTACAGCAGTTCGTTATTATCAAACTTATGTCTCATTACCTAATAATGATAAAGAACTCTATAAAACATGTGATGATATCCTAGATGAAGTTTATTCACTTGCTTATCCTCCATATGCGGAATAACACTCTCCAGTAATACCAACCCTTCTTGATTTAAAGTTTTCCACAGTCTTTGAGGAAATTGTGGAAAAACTTGTGGAAAACTTAAAATAAAGAAATGGTTAAAAAAATATAGGTAGTCTGCATTAGAGTTCTTTAAGGTGCGGTGGAGATGTTGTCTTAGCGGTTATCCTAACGAATGTCAACAATCATTGTGCCAGTCCTCAAAGTGTCACACAGACCCTCGGAAACCTTCCAAGATGTCCTATATTACATGAAGTGGAGAAACAGGAGCACTTCCAACGCCTCTACATTCTCGGAAATTTCTAAAATCTCAGATTTTGCGATTTTTAAGATTTCTGAAAAACTGAAAAATTTCAAAATTAAGAAAAGTCAATTTTTTAAGATTTTGAGATTTTTCTAAAACTTTAAAATTAACCTTTAACACTTTTCAATGTTTTTTAATTCTTTCAACAGTTCTGCAGTAAAAGAGATTGAAGTTAATGATAATATTGTTAGTATTATCTTTAATACTTCAGATAAACAGTATAATTATGAAGTAAAAGATGAAAATTTCATCGATATGCTTCAAAATGTAATTACAAATGAAGAAAGTATTGGTAAATTCATCAATATTAGTATTAAGAATAGTGCAATTGTTCAAGTTGTCACTGAAAATAAATAATTTTACCCCTAAACTAATATAATAGAGGAGAAATTAGTAATTACAATGACAAAATCACGTAAATCGCCTGAACGTTATACCGAAATCGTCGAAGACTTTGAGGATTTCGGATACGAAGTTCAAAATCAAAAACGTTACTCGTCTCGATCAAAGAGGCAAGCAAAGTTTAAAGATAGTGACGAATACTTTGATGATTATTCACATTAACTTACAAGCTTAATATTTGGTAGAATGGTGGACGGTTTCTGAACTGTCCACTTTTTTGGTTTTTGGGGTCTGATCGATGCCATACTACTCAAGTCGTCAAAATTTCAAATGAAAGACATCCGAATCGAAGTGCAAACCTACGACGGTTGTATTACTATCTGGTATGAGCGTTCTAAGTTAAAGAATGCCTGCGATACTATTCACGATCGTGTATTGAATCAACTCGCTGGTTTGAATCTTAAGCGTGTCGAAGTTTCTGTGATCTAGTTTGTGCCAGTCTAGGAAGTGGCACATACCCCCTAGACTTCCCCCCGAATCCCTGCCATACTGTATACATCAACCGAAACGCCTCTCATGCGTAAGATCGAACGACTGATGAACGCTGCCATCACCAACGGCACCGAGTTCAAACTTGCCAACACTCGTGTAGAGCACGAGGATGGTCTCGCAATTGTGTTTCTTCATGGTAACAAGATTGCTGAGGTTGGTGACACCTTCATTCGTTTGTTTGATGGTGATCATCCTACTGTCACCACCAAGTCTCGTCTGAATGCTATTCTGCAGGCACATGGCGAACCTGGAGATCGAGTGTTTCAAAAGGGTTGGCAGTGGTTCCTTCAAATGAATACTGTTCAAGGTCTGTCTACTGTTCCTTTCTTTAGTTCTATGCGCCTGGGGTAATTCCCAAAAATTGAGAATTCTCAAAAAATCAAAAAATTGAGAATTCTCAAAAATCTAAAAATTTAATATTTCAAAACTTTACAATTTAATATTTAATTGATAAAATAGTATTGTAAGAGTTAACTACTATGACATTTCAAGAATATATTCTAGAAGAATTACTATACTATAATAATGAGAAAGAAGAAGTTGAATTGGAAGATAATTCTATAGAAATTATTGTTGAACTTGATTACACTACTCAGGATTGATTATGTCTACTAAATTGATGATTTCTGCTCTTCGTCGTGGTAAGAATGGAAAGCAAATTCTTTCTATTCTTGATAATTTGATTGGAGATGTTTCTCAGTCAGTTGATAGCAGTACTGCTCAACTTCCTGATCCTGGATATATCATTACCTGGGATGGTCGCCAAGTGGTATTCTGATATGCCAGTTTGAGAAGTGGCACAAGGTCACTTGATTGTTGCCCCGTTCCCTGTTACATTACATTTGTTCCTGAGATTTTATGCCTGACACTTACGGATTTACTGGCGATGGTGTGACAGTTCTAGGACTGGTCGGTGTCATCTCCACGGGCATCATTCTGGTGCTATGCTTCACTCGTTACTTCAATTCTCCATTTCGGAAATGACACTAACATTTGAGCAGGTAGATGCTCTCCTCCAACTGATTGAGTTCCACGATGATTGGGATGAGGTTAGTGAGATCGTCGGTGCTAATGTTACCGAACTCCATGACATCCTGACCGTACTTCGTGATGAGGTTGCCTGATGCAATTCCAGATTACTTCTATCGAGTTTGATTGTAGTTTAGATGATGATGATTGGACTGAGAAAGATCAACTTGAAAATGAAGAGTTCCTGCCCACTCGTTACATCGGCAGTATTTGGGAAGCAAACAATGAAGAGGATTTAATTGAAGAGATAAGTTGTGCATCAGGTTGGTGCATTAAGTCCATTGATTATCGTATCATTCTGAAGTGAACATCATGAACCGCACTGCACTCCAAGAATCATACATTCAACAGGTGATTGATAGTATGGACTTCAAAACGATGGAACGTTTTGTATATGATGCTCTACAAGATAATCTGCAAGGTTATAGTGATGAAGACCTGATTGCAGAGGTTGAAGAGTACTACCCCGAACTGCTGGATGACAATGATTGATAAAGATTTCCAGAAAACTATAGAGATCATGCTGTGCTGCTCCGTTGGTGTGGTGGCGGTGTCCTGGTTAGTCCATCTCCTGCCCGTCAGCGACTATCGTGTGCCACCTCCCAAAGTGTCCATTGGTGCCCCCATCGGCGGACAGTGACCCTGTAGAATTACAGCATGAACAAAACCAAGATGACCCACGACGAACTCCTCGCCACCGTGATGGCAGAGTACACCGCCAAGGTGATCCGCGAGGAGCAGATCCGCCAGGAGATCCGCCAAGGCATCCGCCCTGTGCCTGCCCCCATCACCAACTGGAACATCAGCGATCGCCACTGATGAAAAAGAACATGCGTACCATCGCCATCTGTGCAGCGGTCATCCTACTGTGGGGACCGCTTGCCCCTGTCCGCAGTGTGACAGCTCACGCACTGTACACTACAGGCGACCTGATCGCTCGCTGACCCTGTAGACTAACCACATCAGCAAACAACCCATGACCGCCTACCTCGAATCCAACCTGCTGCCCCTGGTTCTCTCTATTGAACCAAAGCAAACTGAATCTCACATCCTGCAGGCACTTGGTCTCGATGACCGTATCTCTCCCCAATCTATTCTGATTGCATTTGGTGAGCGGATTGAGCGTTTCTGGAATCAAGTGATTAGCGACAGTAAAGCAGACAACCTGATCGAAGAATCGAACCTGCTCGACATTAACGGTCGCCAACGCCAGATTGATCACTTGTTTAAGATTGATGCCCAGAACTATTACCTGGAGAGCAAGTGCAATCTTAACTTTGACAGCGAGAAGATTCGTGCTAGCAATGACAAAGTAAATGCCATTGCCTCTCACCTCGGCAACATCTATGCTGCTTACTTTGTACCTGTCGTCGCTACAGTGAGCAACAGTGAGCAGACAAAGTATGCCAACAAAGGTATGAACGTCTGGGGCGTGAATGACCTGCTCGCTGTCATCGATGCCCCCTTCACATCTGACGAATACTTTACATTCCTTCGTGAGGTTGTCGCCCCTATTCTTGAAGAGAAAGGACTGTGACACCTGAGGCACTGTCCACCAACTGCCCCAAACCCCACCAAGGGGTGCCATACTAACAGCATCAACCAAACGAACCAAACCTATGTGGGATGAGATCCAAGACATGCCTGGCGAGATCTACGACGTGAACCCCTACGTTGCTCAGATCCTCTCCCAGGGCAAGGAACCCAGCAGGGCGCCTGCCCCTGTGGCGACCTACCCTCGCACGATCCACGGTCGCACCTATCAGACCGAAGCAGAGTATAGGGAGGATCTGCACGACTTCCTGAACGGGATGTGACAGTGTAGGGGGTGTCCACCAGATGCCCCCATTCTCCCCCCTGACCCTCTAGACTAACCACAACAACCACCACACTATGCTGGACTTCGCCATCGATCACCTGCCCGTCTTCATCAACGTGCAGCGCCCATCGTCTGCCTGTGAGCGTGTCATCCTGTCGCCACTGACTGGTCGTGCCATTGTGCAGTGGCACTCGGGCAGCGTGACCGCCCATGACTGCCGCCGTCGTGACATGCTACGCCTGATGGTCAACCCTGGCGCTTCGCTGGGACAGTGGGTGAACCGCACACTCCTGCAGCGCCACCAGACCGTGACCCTGTAGACTAAACCCATCAACCAAACGAGACAACCCATGACGACCTACAACGGTTGGGCAAACTACGAGACCTGGAACGCTTCCCTCTGGATGCAGAACGATGAGTTCCTCTACAATACCGCTAAGGCGTGTGTGACCTTCTGCGGTGACAACGAGACCCCCTGGCAGAAGTTCCAGCGTTGCATGATGCAGGGACAGATCGGGCGGATGCTCGGGCAGACCCCCGACGGCGTAGCGTGGGATGACGATAAGATCGACGCCCAGGAGATGGTGGACATGATGGTCACCCTGTGAGGTGTCCACCAGGGGGCAACGCTGCCCCCCGACCCTGTAGACTGACAGCATGAAAAACAACCAAACCCGCTTCACCGTCTTCGTCCCGTCTGACCCCTGGGAATCCATCGACTGCCAGACCTGGGCAGAGGCGCAGCGCCTGCTCGCCATCAAGGCAGACGAGTTCGTCTACGCTGAGATCCGCAAGGATGGGGTGATCCTTGACGACCTGCAGATCCTGTGACGGTTGGGGCACTGTCCCCACCTGACCCCAAATCGACCGACCGACCCTGTAGACTAACCACAACAAGCAAACGACCCATGCCCAAGACCATCCTCACCCTTGCCCTCGGCGCCGCCTTCTATGCCCCCATCACTGCTGCTGGCGCTGCTGTCATCGAGTTCGCTGCTGACACCGTGCAGAGCGTGAACGCTGCCACCGAGCGCCGCTGTGACACCTACAACAGTGTCCTCCCTGGCGCCTGCCAGATGCCCTGACCCTGTAGACTGATCACATCAACCAAACGAAACAACCCATGACCACTTCCCAAGGTTACCGCTCCCAGTTCGCCCCCCAGTACGATGACCGCTTTCTGGACTGTGAGCACGACGACCTGATGGATGCAGACGACTTCGATGCCCGCCGCTGGGAGCGTGACGGTTGGGCAGATGCCTGCTACGATCGCCAGCGTTGGTGACCCCCCTGGGGGGACAGTATAATGCCCCCCTACCCGTCCGATCGGCGGGGCCGAGCGGGTCCCATATTTGACCCTCTCTAACCTACAAAAGTATCCAGACGACCGATAAATATTTCAAAGGAACCCGAAATAAAAAATTTCCGTGGGTATTAGAGTATGAAAAAGTCGATTTATGGGACGACGATAACGCCGTTCGATGAATTTTGGTATATTTCAATATGTGTGGGAGAGACATTTAAGATAATGGGTTCCCATCTATTCAAAAAATTTCCCCAGGTAAAAAAAGGTAAAAAAAGTTATGCAGCACAGGATTAAGATTAAAACACCAGACGGTACACTCAAAGAGCAACTGTTTGATGATTTCAACGAATTTGCCGAGACCATCGAAGATATGGCACTTGACTATTATGCAAATGGTGTGAATACGCCACAGTATGATGTTGAAACGCTTTATGATAATATGACTAGAACAGAGAAGGTTACAAATGGATTTGACACAGAAGATTTTGGAAAAGCTGAATTCATTGGAGAGTAGGATCGAAGCATTAGAGAAGCGAGTGGAACAAATTCCAATTCCTTTTCAATTAATGTATAAGCGTCCAACAAAAGAGGATTACGAAAGTTTATCAAATACTTTAGATTATCTTCATAATAATATTGAAGGAGTGAAGGAAGATGTATATCGTTTAGCGACACGATAATGGCAACATTACTGACAGATAATATAACCGTTGGAATACCACCGATCACTCCACCAATTAGAACTTTACTGAGTGGGGTGGTTTCCAGTCAGTATGAGTTCAAACCAACACTCGGACCTGCAGCAATTGCAAGATTACTGCAGGATGGAGAGATAGCGAATAGCAATGACTATATTTCACCGTATCAGGACTTTAGTCTAACAATTTCGGCAATTCCTACTGATCCATTAGAGGTTATCACAGCAATCACTCTTACAATGAATTCATGCGTACTTGAGGAACCATTGCCAGGGGCAGATATTACTCGATCGCAGGACACTGAGTTTGAGATACCTGTGACACCATATTGGGCGCCTCCATTGTTTGTAGAGCCATTTGTAATTATTACACCGTCTGGTCCTACAGTATCTGTAAGTGGTTATTTTACTGAGAGAAACTTTTATGATCAGGAGTGGATTTTACAGTACGAGAATGCGATTGCGAAGTTTAGTGCTACTGGTATTCGGTTTACTAGAGATAAGAAAGGTTTTGTGAAGTCTGTGAATTTCTTAGAGACTCTGACTGGTATAATTCCAGCGGGGATTAATGTGAATAATTTTTATCCTATGTCGATTGCTGCCGCATATACATACGGTCCTGAAGTAATGCAGTCATATATACTCTTGTCTGAAAGAGTAATATCCTACAAACCATCGGAGATCAAAAAACTTCGATTTTATTTTACGGGAAATATTATTAGTAATCGCGGAACATTTCCATTTACCGCGCACATGACAGTGCAAAATAATAAAAAAGCAGCACAGGAACGATTACGTTACGCATTAAATAGAAGAACGTTTGGTGGTTTATTGCCAGGTATCTAAATGTCAAATACAGTTCCAGCATTGTATTCTCCCGCTGATATGACAACAGGGCATGGTCCTTGGCCTCCTGTCGGGTATCAGGCACCTCCAACAGGAGCATCAGAAGGGGTCTTTATAGAGGGCAAGAATGTACATAGGGTAGGGGATAGTACCTTACCACATTTTTCGATGCTTCCAACGCCTCCTGACCTTCACTCAGACACAATTTCAACTGGTTCTCCGACAGTATTTGTGGACAAAAAACCAATGGCATATATTGGTAGTGAGTTAACAAGTCCTGTGGGTCCTGCAGGACAAGTAGCAGCATTTGGAGCAACGACTGTACTGATTGACAGTCAAAAATAATTCTTGTATAATATTATAGTTCATTAAATAAAATTTATGGCAAAATCAAAGATTGGTCTTGTTAAATCTAATTACATTGAGGGAGCCCCAAAGAAAACTCGTCAGGGTCGTTCTAAGAATACTCATTTGGGTGCAACAGCTCGTAATGGTCGTAAGAAGCGTTATCGCGGACAAGGAAACTGATTAAATAGTTTTAGGCGGGATAGCAACCCCGTAAAAAGTTCTGTTTAACCTTAATTGGAAAAAACAGATGGCAAAGTACCAAGTAGATCGAAATGCGAAATATATGTACGAAAATTGGGGCACTAAACGATTAATTACCGATTATGTACCTATAGAAAAACAAAAACCAAATACTCCTCCAGATAATAGGTATTCTAGACCTTGTGGTGGCAAAGGAGGTTTTGATGATTTTGTTGAAAGATGGCATGAGTAACGACAATAAATAAGTAATAATATTGTCTTTCACTAATGCCTACGTTCAGGACGTTTAAAGATTTAAGCGTTACATTTAAACCACATCCTGTTACTGGCGACTTGATCACAATCAAGGATGAAGCTGCCATCAAACAGGCTGTGGTTAATTTGCTATTGACAAACAAAGGAGAAAGATTTTTTAATTCTGGTATTGGTAGTGATATTCCCAGATTACTTTTTGAACCTTTAGATTACGGTACTGCATCTTTACTTCAAAATGAGATAAGAACAGTTCTCGGAAGATACGAACCTCGTATTAGAGTTACTGATGTAGATGCACTTCCTGATGAAGTAAATAATGGATTTGAAGTTGAAATCGTTTTTGAAATCATTGGCAGAGAAGACAGACCAGTAAATATCAACTTCTTTCTAGAGGGATCCCGATAATGCCATACGCTCAGTTACAAAATCTAGACTTTGAAGACATTAAGATTGCTCTTAGAGAATATCTAAGGGCACAGAACGAATTTACCGATTTTGACTTTGAGGGATCGGCATGGAGTTCTTTACTAGATGTATTAGCATACAATACTTATTACACAGCATTTAACACCAATATGGTGGTAAATGAACTGTTTTTAGATTCTGCTTCATTGAGAGATAACGTAGTAGCAATCGCAAAACAATTAGGATACAGACCAAAATCAAAAACTGCGCCGATTGCAAATATTAGTGTAGATATCACATTTACTGGCGGAACAGCACCTAGTACAATTTACTTGAAAAGAGGAACTGGATTTGTAAGTCAATTTGATAATAACTTATATCAATATGTTGTAATAAATGATCAGAAAGCGATCGTAAATTCTAGTACAACTACTTTAAATGTAAATGTCTACGAAGGAACTGTAATCACAAATTTCTTTACTGTAAATACAGGACTTCAATCACAGAGATTTGTACTGGAAAATAGTGGAGTTGATGTTAATACAATTAGAGTTAAGGTTTATCCTTCTGTTGCATCTACAAACTATGAAACATATCAACTATCTACAAATATCTTAAGTGCTGGTCCAAACTCAAAAGTTTTCTTTGTAGAAGAAATTGAAGATGAGAGATATGAAATATTCTTTGGTGATAGTATTATTGGTAGAAAATTACAAAATAATGAATATGTAGAAGTATCATATCTTGTAACAAATGGTCCAGATAGTAATGGAGCAAGAACATTTACTTTTGCTGGTGTATTAGAAGATGAACTTGGAAATAGTTCTTATACTATTGTTGCATCAAATATTAGAGTGAATTCTATTGCTGCAGGTGGAGAAAATATAGAAAATATTAATAGAATTAAAAAGAATGCGCCTAGAGTATTTGGAGCACAGAATAGAGCAGTAAATGCTGCTGATTTTGAAGCAATTGTTAGAAATGTATATCCAGCAGTAGCAGACATTATTGTGTTTGGTGGAGAAGAGGCAGTTCCGCCAGAATATGGCAAAGTTAAGATTGCCATCAAACCTACTAATGCATCTAGTTTATCGTCAATAACAAAAGCAAAAATACGTGATGAACTTAAACCATATATGGTTGGATCAGTTACTCTTGAGATCGTTAATCCTTCAATTCTTTATGTTGAACTTACATCAAAAATTTTCTACAATTCATCTTTAACTACAGAATCTCCTGTTGCCATAAGAAATAAGGTAATTACTGGAGTTGAAAAATACATTGCTTCTTCTGATACCGAAAAATTTAATGGAAAATTTAGATATAGTAAATTTGTTGGAGTAATTGATGAAGTAGATAGATCAATTAATTCTAATGAGACTACTGTAATGATGAGGAAAGATTTTTATCCTGCTATTAATTCAACATACTATTATGAACTTTGTTATCAAAACGCTTTTGATAAAGAGTGCGATGGTTCAACTTTAAGTTCTAGTGGTTTTACAGTTTTAGAATTCCCAGATTCTATTGTATATCTTGAAGATAGGAACAATAAAATTGTTCTATATACATTAGATCCATCATCAGGAGAAAAAATAGTTCTTGATGATTTTGTTGGTGATATTAATTATGAGACAGGCGAGACTAAGTTATATGATCTAACTATCATCAAAGGTAGTTTTTATGATAATAGAATTGAAGTGAGAGTAAAACCATTAAAGAATGATATTGCTGCATCTAGAGAAGTTTATCTAGATGTAGATATTCAAAATAGTAAGTTTTCCGCATACCAAGAGTAATCTAGATGCCTACGAAGAACAGAAAAATTTCTGCCCTGATCGAAAGTCAATTACCAGGGTTTATAAGTAGCGAGTACGAAAATTTTTCTTTGTTCGTAGAAAAATACTACGAACACTTAGAATCTCAGGGTGGTCCACTTGATATTATCAATAATATTACAAAGTATCGTGATATTGATTTTTATGAGAAGAACTTACTTAATCAGTTTACTATTTTAAGTTCAAATATTACAAATACTGCAACTACAATTGCAGTATCTGATGCGTCTTCTTTTCCAAAGAAAAATGGTTATTTTAAAATTGATGATGAAATCTGTTTCTATAAAGAGAGAACTGATACTCAATTTTTAGAAGTATCTAGAGGGGTTAGTGGCAACACTATTTTGGGTGATCTTTACACTGATAGTGTTTTTGTAACTACTCAAGCAAACGCACATCTTGCTAATGCTAAAATATATAATGTTAGCAATTTATTTTTGTATGCGTTAATTAAAAACTTTGAAACTCAATACTTATCTGGCATTCCTGAAAAGTACTTAAAAGGAGAAATTAATAAAAGAACTTTAATTAAAAATATTGGAGATTTTTATAAAGCAAAGGGAACATCCAATTCTATTAAATTTATCTTCAATTCTATAATTGCAAAAGAACCTGGAGACGTTCCAGAAGTTTATAATCCAAAAGATTTTACTTTAAAATCTTCTGTATCTGATTGGCAAACAACATATTCATTAAAAGTTAAAATTTTATCTGGCAATCCTGCAAATTTGATTGGAGAAAGAATTGTTCAAGATTTAGATCCAACAAAACCAGATGTTCTTTTTGCTTCTGCTATTGTCGATAATATTATTCCTAGAGGCGGGGTTGGTGGTGATATTTACGAAATTATTCTAGATCCTTCTTCGATTAATGGATCATTTGAAATTGCATCTAAAACAAAACTAACAACTCCAATTTCAGGTAGTGATACTTTAGGAAACAGAATTGATGTAGTATCAACTCTTGGTTGGAGAAAACAAGGAAGACTTTTAGTTAATAATGAGCAAATTTATTTTGGCAATAAAACTGTAAATCAATTTATTATTGAAAGAAGAGGAAGCAATACTTCTCATAATACTGGATCTGACGTTTATAGTTTTTCCACGGTTAATTTTGAAAATGTAAATCTTCTTGTTTTAGGAGTTCTGTATAATTTTAATATTGAAAATCCTGCTCCATATTCACAAGAAGGAGATCTTGTTCAAATTACATCTCCTGGATTTTCTACTCTAGATCCAATCATTTATGATAGATTAAACAACAAAACAAGATGGTTTATAAATGAAAATAATGCAAGACCTACTTCTTCACTAAATCCGACAATTACTTCTGCTTTATCAGAAATAAATGCTGATGTCTCTGGTGTATATGAAGACGATCAGTACTACTATATTTGTTCTTCTAGTTATCCATCTACAAATATTTTAAATGCAGGTGTTACTTTAACTCCAGAAGATTTAAAAGTTCTCAAGATTATTAGAAAACAACCAACTACAACTACTGAAGTATACGAAACTGGAACAAGAGATGTAGGTATTTTTGTAGATGGAACTCTTGCATTTTCTTCAAAAGATCCAGAGTACGTAAATTATGGAAAAATTACAAATATTAAAATTGCATCAAAGGGAGATGGTTATAAATTTCCTCCCTATGTATTAATTAATAATCAACCAGGAAAAGCAAGTGCGGTTTTGTCTGGAGAAGTTGTTGAAAAGATTAATATAGAAACTGAAGAAATTTTTACTGATGTACCTACTATCACTATTACTGCTGGAAGAAATGCTCAAATAACAGCTATTGTTACTTCTGGAAGAATTACTAGTTTGAGAATTGATAATCCTGGAGAGTATTATTCTGCACCTCCTGCTATTATAATATCTGATCTTGCAGGAAAAGGAAGATTTGCAGAATTTAATGCAATTGTTTCCAACGGTAAAATAACAGGATTTGATAAGATTAATGAAGGTAAGTTTTATACTCAAGAAAACGTTAGAGTTGAAATTATAGAAAATGCAAAATCTAGTCCTGCCGTATCTACAGCAGAATTAAGAAAATGGTATAGAAACAGATATTCTAAGTACTCTGCTCAAATAGATTCAAATAATGGATATTTGTTTGAATCTTTTGCGTCTATTGGTAGAGTTGATAAAGATTATGGATATGGTGTAATTGCAAATCCTAAAAGATTGAGATATAGAATTTCTGATAATATTACATCAACTTTTAACGAAAGTGTTTCTTTAACGCACTCACCTATTATAGGATTTGCTTATGATGGCAACCCAATTTATGGACCATACGCATATTCAAATCCACTTAACAGTTCTTCTTCTATAGTTAGATTATCCAGTGGATATTCATTAAAATCAACTCGTACAAATGGTCCCAGCACAACAACGTATCCCTTAGGTACTTTTGTGGATGATTATGAATGGATTGCAAATGTAAATTCTGGTGGTACAATCTTAGATAGGAATAATGGTAGATATTGCGTTACTCCAGAATATCCAAATGGAACATATGCATACTTCTTAACTTTTAATGCTGCACAAACGCCACAATTCCCTTATATTTTAGGAGAGCGTTTTTATTCATTGCCAGTAGATTCTAATTATAATTCTATTATTTCTCAAGATGATCTTCCTTCAAATTCTAAGGTTCTAAATTCTGCAATTACAGAAAGAAACGGAGATGGAGTTATAGCACAGATTGAACAAGTAAATTCTGGTTCTGTTTCTGAAATTACTGTAGAATCTTCAAGAAATACTGCTTTTGTAGATGCAGATCTATACATTAATAATAATCAAACATCTGGATTTGGTCTTGCAGCAAAAGTAAGATCAGTAAAAGGAAAGCAAGTTACATCAATTGAAGCATTGCAAACAAAGTGTTTGGAACTATCGACAACAAACACTGCATATCTATTTGCTGGAGATACTATCACGCAAGCATCTACTGGTGCTACAGGAAGAATAATTGGTGATGTTTTCAGTGATAAAAAAATTGTTTTGAGAAATGTTTCTGGAACATTTAATACTACAAATTTAATAAACTCAAATACTTCTGTAATTGTAATGTTGTTGGATAATAATGCTACATTTACAAAGGGGGCAAATATTATTTTAACAGATGGTGTCAATTCTCCAGTAGCATCTGGTGTTATACTAGAATCAATTGTAAATCAAAATTCGTTAAAGGTTCGTGTAACAAGTGGAAATTTTGTATACCCATCTCCACCTCCATCTCCTGCTATCCCTCCAAATTATACTTTAAGAAGCGATAATTTAAATGATAGCACTGGAATAAAGTTTTTAAGCACTACTTCTTTAAGTAATAATTTAAGTATTAGCAGCATCAATGAAAATATTGCTTTAGTTACAACATCAACACCACACAACATAACTATTGGCGATGATGTTAATATTGATATCTTGCCAAATTCTGCTACCACAGAAACAACATATCAGGTAAGAAAAAGAAATTATCAATCTGTAATTCTTCAAAAACAGCAAATAGAAGTAGTAATAAATGATACTGGTGCTGGTAGAGTATCGACATTAAATTCTGGGATTGACTATCAAACTAATGTTTATTCTAATATAGAACTGATCTTTCAAAATCAATCACTAAGAAGAAATGGAATTGGTGCTGCTGGAGACTCTGGTAATGCTAGAGCAACTATTACGGTAAGTAACATAGGGGCAACGGGGTATGGAGCAGTCACTAGTGTAGTAATTACAAATAAAGGATCAGGATACAAGAGAGGAGATATACTTACAGTATCTGATGCATCTCTTAATCGTTTAGTGGCAAGCACTTCTACTCAAAGACTTTTATTAGAAGTGGTTCATGTTGGTATTTCCTCAGCAAATACATTATTTAAATTAGATAATGTTGTTGGAATATCACAAGGAGATATTTTACGAGTTTCAAATGAATTACTACTTGTTTCCTCTGTAAATGAAACTGAAAAAAGTGTTACAGTTGTTAGAGGTTATAATTCTACAAGACCAGATAATTACTATAATAAAAATCTTGTAACTTTAGAAAAAACAAAATATAACTTTATTATCGGAACACAACCAGTAGGTAGCACATCTAATGATCCATATGTTCATTCGTATAATGAAGATACTCAAGAATTAATTTTAAATTATGGATATGGAATAAATTCTCCTAATGAATTAGATGTTAGTAACACATTCTTTGATACCAGTGTTCCAAGAAAACTTGTAAAAATTTCTTCAGTTACTTCTCCAGAAAATAAATTTGAGTTTTCAAAGAATGGAACTACATTTAATATAAATCCAGTTATTGATGTTCAAAAATACTATCAGTATAAATTTGATACTAGTCATTCATCAATGATTGGTACATTTCTTGAGTTTTCTCCAAGTATAAGAAAAAATATTATAACTGTGGAAGCAATTAGAAATTCTATTGCTCCAGGATCCTCTGGATCATTTACTACTGTAAAATTTGGTGTTAAAGACGGATATAAAGTTGATACTAAGTATATTAGATATTATTATTATGATAAGAATGATGCAGTTCAAACAAATGGATCGTATTTAAATTTAATAGAAGATCCACTACAAGGTCTAAAAAGAATTACATATGTAACTCCAACAAGATTTGTATATCCATACACTACAAGACCTCAGTATGATGGAAGTGGATCAATAACTTATACAACCACGTCTAAATTTGCAGTTGGTGAAATTAATTCTGTATCAGTAGAAAATACAGGAGAAAGTTACAAGAAGTTGCCAATTATAGAAGGTGTTGAAGTTCACTCTTCTTTTGCTGCTAAACTTATTGCAAATTATGACTCTGTTAATAGAAATGTATTTTCAGTAACAGTTGTTAATGGTGGTTCTGGTTATTCTAAACCAAAAGTTGTTGTAGAAACTGGAGATGGAATTAATTTAGAGTGCGAGGTCTTTTTAACATCGGGAATTATTAATAGAGTTCTTGTTACTAATAAAGGATCTGGATTTACATCTGCTCCAACTCTAAAGGTAATTGAAACTAATGTAAAAGTATTTGCATCTTCTAAAGATATTGGCACTCCAAAAGTAATTTCATTAATTGAAAATGGGTACAACTTTAATGCCGATAAGACAAACCTATCATCTTATAGATCACATTATGTTTTATTATTAAAAAATACTACGAATGATTATTTTTTCCCTGGTGAAAAAATAATACAAGTTCTAAATGGCATTCAAGTTTTTAGTGGATATGTATCAAAAGACGGATGGAGGCCAGGATCAAATATTCTTAGAATTGAAAAGACTACTGGCATTGTAGATAAAAATTTAAGAATTAGAACAGAGACTAATAGAAATTCTGGAGATATTATTAGTGTTATTTACAGTCAATTTAATTCTGATATTAAAACGTATTTTGACAACTACGGATATTATACGTCAGATAAAGGAAAAATTGGTATTAATTCTCAAAGACTAACAGATTCTTCTTTCTATCAAGATTTTTCTTATGTGATTAAATCTAAAACTCCAATTGCTATTTGGAAAGATTTAATCAAAGAAACGGTTCACCCAGCTGGATTTAATGTATTTGGTGAAGTAATTGTTGAATCTAGTGGCGTTACTAGAATGCCACAAAATCAAACTCCAACAAAAAGCATTACTATATTAAATCTGTCTCCTCAACAAATAACAGTTGTTGATACAAAGAGACAGATTACTCAAACAATATTAAATCAAAATAATTTAAATGTCGAAAGAGGATATGGATCTGTAGTAGTAGATACATTTAATTCTTCCGAGACATTAGTATATGAATTGAAATTAAATTCTGTTTTTAATGGATCATATAGTTCAACTACAGGACAAAGAATTGGAACAAGATCATTTAATTTAATCGAATCTTCTTCAGGAACTGTATACACCCCAGCAAATCAAAATCAATTAATTATTACTTTAGATGGCATTTTGCAAGAACCTGGAGAATCTTTTGTTCTTTCTGGTTCTCAAATTACTTTTTACGAACCTCCTCTCTCGGGACAAAAGTTTTATTGTAGAACTATAAATTTTAAAAATACTGCGCTTAACTCTAGATATTTTAGAAAGTTAAAATCCCTTTCACCTAATTTTGATGGTATCACAAAAGAATTTAATCTTTACTATGAAAATGGAGATCTTGTAAAAACGGATTTGGACGAGAATTTAATAGTATGTTTAAATGGTGTTGTTCAAAAATCAAAGAATGAAATTTTTAAATTTAATGACGAAGGTAATATTCAAGGTTTACCTGATGGATTAGAAGCAAATTATTCTTATAGAATTATTAGATCTTCTAATCCAAGCACTCCAGATAAAATAGATTTTTCAACTCCTCCAATTAATCATGATGATTATTATCGTGGTCAAATTCCAGACGATTTATCAGGAGTAGAAAAATCTTTTCTATTCTCTGTTGGATCTTATATAAGATTAACTATAGATGTTGGATTAAGTCAATATTTAGAAGGTGGACCATATTTAATAAAAGATGCAAATACAGGTAAAGTTTACAATATTGATAATCCAAAATATGCTCTTGTATTTGTAGATGGCGTTTTGCAGGTAGAAAATGAATCTTATACTATTAATGGTGCTGTCATAAGGTTTAGAAAACCACTGACTTATAATATTAATGAAAGCGGAGAAGCAACGTATCAAAAAGTTAATATTATACTTTTATATGGAAGATCTATTCCTAGTGTTTTAACTTTCCACAATTTTGAACCAGATACGTATTATAATGAAATGTTATTAACTATTAATCTTGCAAATTCGTATAGCAATTTTAATAATTGGTATAGAAATAATTTGTATTCACACATTTATGTTTTTCAAAACAGTGGATTATTAGGAACTTTAGTTGGAATTAATAAAATTTCATCTAATAGTTGGACTATTAATTTAATAGGAAATAATGCTGTATATAATCCTTCACAGTCGATTAAATTTACTACAAATGAAACTTTACAATCACATGAATTTGAAATTTCTGGATCTACAACTAATTTAACTTTTAAATTAGATAATGAAGGTAACAGAATTGTAAGTAGAGTTTCTACAAGATCTCACTATGGATCTTCTCAGTCATTATCTAATTGGATACAAACGTCTAAATCTTTTGCCAAACTTCTTCCAGGTGATAAAGTTCAAATAGATGGAGAAAAATCATTTAGAGAAATTAAATCTGTTCCATATGATGCAAAATCTAAAAACTTTATAGATTATCAAACTCCATCTACAAGTTTTTACGCAAAAGTAAATGCAACTGGTTATAATGATATTTCCAGAGGAGAGGGGTTATCGGTTACTTCTAGAATAGATTCGTCTGGAAAAGTTGTTGGTCTTGATTGGAATAGAAGAGATCTTCAATTATACTTTGAAGAAAACATTTTATTGCAACCTACGGCATATCAATATTTTACTACTCCATCTCTTCAGTTTATTCCAAAAGATGGAAATGGTGGAGGAGCACAAGGTCAAGTAATAGTATATGGGGGAGATGTAATTGATATTGTCATTACAAATCCTGGAAGTGGTTATACACAACCACCGTTAGTTGTTGTGACTAGAGGATATAATAGAATAAAAGAATATTCTAGAAAAACAACTAGTATTATTAATGTAAGTGTACAACCAAATGCAAATGTTGGTTTTACTTTAATTTCTGCTCCAACTCAAATAATATTCATTGGTGCAGGACAAGCTCCGCAGAGTATATTCAGTTTAATTACTTTTGGTATTAATGTTAATGCGAATACTTCAAAGACTATTACCAGTATTATAGAACCAGCGGCCGCTGATGCTGGAGAACGTGGATTTACCACAAAGATTATTACAACATCAAATGCATTTGCAGGCGTTGCGGCAGTTTCTGTTGTAGATGTTATTTCTTCTATTACTAATATTATTGATCCAAGAGTTGAAACTATTTCTCAATTTACTAAGTATGAGACTAATAGAGAAATTACTGCACGTGTAGAAAAAGTAATTAACGAACCTCACATATATGTTCCAAGAGAATCTGTAAATGAAATTGGAACTTTCTTAGATTCTCCTCTTGGAATTTCTGATACTATTGCATACGTTCCAAATACCATTAGATTTGCCGCATATGGCAAATTAATGATAGGTACTGAAGTAGTTACATACTACAATAAAGGATTTAACAAGTTTGAAAATCTTGTTAGAGGTTATGCGAATTCTCCAATACAAAATCATCCAGCTGGAACATACTTAAGAACCTTACCAGAATTTGTAAGTTTTGCAAGTGTTGGACCAGAAGTTGAAGTACAGACAACAGTAACTGTAAGAACTGTATCCGTAATATCTGCATCTACAAGTACAATCGCTTCTACAGTAAGTACTGTCAAATCAGTTACTATTGAAAATCTAAGCGTAGCAATTAATAGTACGTTAGAAGTTGATACTTTTGTAGATACTAAGATTACTAGAGAAGTTACTACTGTGGGAGAGAAGTTAAGATTTACATCTTCTTTCTCTGGATTTGCAAATGTCCTTTACTTAGGTCTAGTACTAGAAAAATACATACATTTAGAGACGCAATTAAGTTCAGTATCAAGTATTAATGCATCTGTAGTTGGTTCATTTACAATTCAAACTGATGCAAAGATAGTAAAAGTCGAAGAAGAAATAACCAGAAGAATTGAAGAATTTGCAACTGCTGGACAAGTAATTTCTACAAGTTATGTTTCTGCAAGAACAAATATTTGGTCAGATGCTGTAGTAACAACTGTACAAGAAAGTCAACTTGTTGTAACTAAGTTTTATAAGACTGGTGTTCTTGATTATTATCAAGAAACTACAGTATTGCCAGAATCTGTTTTACAGAGAAATTTAAATCAAGTTGTATTAGTCAATAGAACTGAAGTTGTAAGAAGAAATGGTACATCAATATTTACTATCAATCTATCTACTTATTCTAATGACTTTTTCTATTCATATTCATTAGGTAATGTTGGTAATACTATTGGTATGTTCGATAGTTCCGCATTCATTTCGACAGGATCTACATCTTCTTCTTCAATGAGTTTACAAGATATTGAATTAATTTACCCAGCAATTACTCTTAATGATTTTACGGAAAGAGATAATTCTGCAATTACTTTATCTGGTGAGAGATGGAATTTAGCTATTCCTTCTATTCAAGAGCCCGTTGCTATTTCTGCAAGTTCTGGAAATATTACAACAACTATTAACGTTCAAAGTACCACAAACTTCTTATCTAGTGGTTACTTATTTACTGGAAATGGTGGTGTAGTTCAGTATACTGGAAAAACACAAACATCGTTTACTGGTTGTAGTGTAGTAAGAGGTTCTAACTCATTAAATATTGGAACCGAAATTGTTCCCCATGCGATTATCTAAACGCTTATAAATATAAATAACTTAAGAAAATTTTCATAAGAGAGAACATTAAATGGCTGCTATTATCTCGGAAAAGTTTAGAATTTTTAATGCGACACAGTTCCTAGAATCACTTTCAGAAGGCGCTACCGATACTAGCGTTGAAAGAACTAGAATGTACTTTTTTGTTGGTCGTCCCCAAGGATGGGATGCATTTGTTGAAATTTACAACAGAAATAGCACTGCATTTGCTGTTGGTAATGAAGTTTATGTTGGTTCTTCATACGCTGCTGCTACTTGGAAAGCAACAATTAGAAAAGTACTTCCAAATAGTCTTCTAGTTTTCAACGTTGGTCCTGCTATTACTTCATCTCCTGCTGTTGGATCAACAATTAAAGGATGGAATGGAACTGCAGACACTGGTGCTCAAGCACTTAGCGGTGTATACAGATATGCCGATGAAAATACTCCACCTGTTCCTCTAGATAATCAAACAGAAAAGTTTGATATTTATGATGATATCATTGCTGCTAAGAGAATTACAGATTCATTTGCAAGATCGGTAATTCGTCGCTACAATTGGGATCTTGTTGCTAACCCATACTTTGATATGTGGAAACCTGACTACTCTGCAACTCCTGGTGGGGGCGGTCAAATTGGTAAGCCAACAGCAACAAATGCTAGTTCAATTGCTGATGCAAAATATTATGTAATTAATAGCAACTACGAAGTATTCAAGTGTTTGTATAATGGACAGTTTAATTCGACTGCTTATGCAAATGCTCAATATGAACCAAAAACTACTCCAGCTGCAGGTCAAGGAACTTACTCTGCTGGTATATTCAACGAGCCAGGAGCAAATGGATATGTTTGGAAGTATATGTATACCATGCCAACTGATGATGTGCTTCGCTTCCTCTCTACAGATTTTATGCCTATCGTATCAAAAACGAATACTACCCGTGTTGCTGTAGAGGCGGCGGCAGTAGCAGGTGCTATTGATGTTGTATTGGCGGAAAGTGCAGGTGCAAATCTTCCAAATGGTACTCATTATGCACCAATTATTGGGGATGGTACTGGTGGTAAAGTTAGCATTGTAGTTGCTTCTGGAGCAATTACAAGCGTAACAGTAACTGCTGCTGGTTCTGGTTATACTTATGCTAGTGTACCTCTTGTAACTGGTACTGGATCTGGTGCCACTGCTCTCGGATTATTCTCAAATACTGGATTAACTACAAGTGTTACCGTTGGAGCTACTGCAACTGGAGCACTGGAAGTAGTTCTTCCTCCTCAGGGTGGACATGGTTCCAACTTTGAAGAAGAACTAAATGGTAAGCGAGTAATGCTTAACATTCGATTAACCTTTGCAGAAGGTAGCGGTGATTTCCCTGTAGATAACGATTTCCGTCGTATTGGTTTGATTAAGGATCCATATAACTATGGAACTACTACTTTTGCAACGCTAGATACTTTGAACGGTCTTTATTCAGTTAAGATTAATGCAGCAACTGCTAATTATTTCCCCGATGAAAGAATTTCTCAGACTGTAACTGGAGGTACTGCATATGGTACTGTAGTATCTTGGCAGTTAGATAGCGGTTCTACAACTGCGGGTGTTTTAAAGTATATTCAAACACCTTCTGAGCACGCTGATAATGGAGTTGTAAGAGCATTTGAAAGCAATGCCTCTAATGCTATTGCTGGAGCAACTTCTCTTGCCTCTGGAACCGTAACCACAGCACTAAATGGCAATGCTCAGAATGTTACATTTGTAAGCGGTCTAGCGACACCAGAAATTGCAAATAACTCTGGAGAACTTATATACATAGAGAATAGAAGACTAATCACACGTGCTCCTGACCAGATTGAAGACATCAAACTAGTTATTGAGTTCTGATTAGTTACAATATTCTCCAGGTTAATGTACAATGCCACAGAAGACTAATCTCAATGTAGCTCCATATTACGACGACTTTGACCGTGCAAAAAACTTTTATAAAGTTCTCTTTAGGTCTGGGTATTCTATCCAGACCAGAGAGTTAACTTCGATTCAGTCTATACTTCAAAATCAAATTGAAAGTTATGGCAGATTTCAGTTTAAGCAAGGAGATTTAGTTGTTCCTGGAGAAGTTGGTTTAAACAAGCGTTTAAATTATGTAAAACTTTCTTCTGTGTCAGAAGTTCCTCTTAATGTTGACGGTGAAATAGTATATCAAAAATATGATATTAAAAAATTAGTAGGGACAAGACTTCAAGGAGTAAATTCTGGAGTTGAGGCATCTGTACTAGCAGTAGAGTATGGTACAGAAACACAATCTGAAGTTATCTATGTTAAGTATATTGGTAGTGGCAACTCTTCAGACGAAAGAACATTTAGGCAAGGTGAAACTCTAGAAGTAATTGATGGAGTAAATACTCCTCTATTAGTAGTAGGAACAGATGGAAGTGTTCTTCCTACCAGTATCAATTTGATTGATCCAGAAACTGATGAAGTTTCATCTATAGAAAGTCTTGCTATGGGTTATGCTTCTGCTGTAAAGGTAGAAGAAGGAGTATATTTTGTAAATGGATATTTTGTTCGTTGTAATGAAGAACTATTAGTTGTAGACAAATACTACGATCAACCATCGGCAAAAATTGGTTTTAATATTGTAGAGGAAATTGTAACTCCAGAAGCAGACAAAACTTTATATGATAATTCAAAAGGATTTTCAAATTCTTCTGCTCCTGGAGCTCATAGATTAAAAATTTCTCTTTCATTAGTAAAGTATGAATATAATGCGCCCACCGATAAAAATTTCATTCAAATTTTAAAAATTAAACAAGGAGAAATTGAAAGGCAAATTAGACCTGCTGATTATTCTTTACTAGAAACAACATTAGCAAGAAGAACTTACGACGAATCTGGCGACTATGTTGTTAATAATTTTCCACTAGAAGTTCGAGAATACTATCAGCAAGGAGATAATCTAGGAATTTATCGTATAGATGATGAAAATTTAGTAAATGGTCTAACTCCATCTGTAGCATCCAAAAAATTAGTTGCTGCTCTTGGTCCTGGAAAAGCATACGTAAAGGGTTATGAAATTGTTAATACGGAAACTAAATACGTATCTTTTGATAAATCCAGAGATACTTTAACTAGAGACAATGTAACTCTTAAATCAAAAGGAGTATCACAATTTAAGATTACAAATGTGTATGGATCTATTCCTTTAAATGCAGAAGGTTCTGATTTAACAGGAACACCAACAATTTATTTAAACTCTTTATTTAATGATGGATCTATTGGATTAAACAATACTGAATTATCTACTGATCATAAGCAAACTAAGAATAGAAGAGGATCTGGATTTAGTATTGATGATGGTATTAGAACAATATACATTCAAGTAACTAGCACTACAAATACTTTAGCATCTGTTACTGAAACTACTCTTAATACTACATTTAGTACACTTTGGTTTATTAAAACAAGATCTGGAACTACTCCATCTACAGTAGATAGTGTCAATACTCTTTCTTTTTCAAAGGTAAAACGACTAGAAGTAGATTCTACCGCTCAATATTTAGAAATTACTGTTATAGGTAAAAAGAATATAATAGAGCAGTTCTTAAAAGAATATGATGATCAAGCAAGTACTTATCAAAGAGATATATATCTTACCGAATCCGATGCTTTAGCAGCTGCTAATAAGTTTGGTCATATTGTAGATTATAACGAAACCATAACACCAATTATTGGAGTTACTAAACCTAAAAACTTTGCTTTAGTATCAAGGGGATCTGGATTTAATCAAAATACTGATAAGGTTATTTCTAAAGGAAGAACTTCTTCTGGAACATCTACATATAATACAATATTCTCACTTAATCATTTCAATCCTGTTTTCTTTACAAGACTACTTCTTGATAGTGTAGTACCATCCAATAATTTTACTTCAACATCATTTACTTCTGGTAGTTACATTTTTGGTTCTAGAAGTGGAGCTTACGGAGTAATTGAAGGGGGTCTTACTAATTTTTACTCTGCAGGCAATTATTTGTTTGTCAATACTCTTTCTGGAACATTTGTGCCTGGAGAAACTATTGTTGATGAGAGAGGTAATAGTTTAAGAATTGCTAACGAAAATACTATTTCACATTTTGTAGTTACTAAAAGAGGATCTGGATATACATCACCAACATTAAGAATAGATGGAGTTGAATTTGATAATTCCAACATTCAAGTTACTGCAGTTGGAGGAGGTATTTACAAAGTTATAATTAACAATAGAGATGCAGTACAAACAGTTTACTCTCAACCGCCAGTTTGCACTGCTTCTTCTACAACAACTCCTGGAGTTTTAGCAGAGATAACTCCAGTAATGTTTAGAAATGTAGTTAGTACATATACTCCTCAAAATGTAAAATCATTCTTCTCTCAATATGGTTCTGGTAATGCTTATAAATTCTCTGCAGATTCTGAAATTCAGAATAATTCATATGCAGAGATTGTCGCTGTAACTAATTCTACTTTTTCGGGAGAAGAAGGAAGAAAATATCTAGAATGCAATGGTTTTGATGCGGATGCATCTAGATTTTTAATTCAGGGTGATATTGTTCAATTTAACGATTCGACAGGTCGTAGTAACAAAGTAATTGTACAATATGCAACTCCTCCTATTGGACCAAAAAAATCAAGAATATATCTAGATTCATCACTCCCTGCAATTGCTACCAATGTTAGTGTTGTAAGGCTTAGACCATTAGTTTCAAATTCTGATACTAATAGTTTAATTTTCCCAACTGGAAGTAAAGAAGTTAGTTCTCTGGTTAAAACACAAGATGATTCTAATATCAAAACTTATATTCGCAGAGATTTTGTTATTAATGGATCATCATCTGGAGGTCAATTAACCTTTGTAGCACAATTGACTTTTGGAACACAAAGATTTACAGAATTTACTGAAAATAATTATATTATAACTGTTTTAAGCAAAGGAAGTTCAACAGTAGTAGAGAATGGCGATATTGTTTATATTGATCCTTCGTTCGTAAATGTTCGAACTTCTTCATCTACAACTAGCACAGTAAGTGCTGGTAGCGTCACAATTAATCTTCCAAGCGACTATTTTGGATCTATTAGTAGCAATTTCCCTGTACTAAAACTAAGTGCTACTATTGAAGTTACTAAAGCAAAACCAAGATTAAAAACTTCTGTTAAAAATAAGAGATTGGTTATTGTCTCTGGCGGAGACAAAAATATTCCATTAAGAGGTCAAGATTATGATACTTCCGATGTAAACATTTATTCTTTCTCTGATGTTTATAATCTTAGATATGTTTATGAAGGATCTTCAACTAATCCTCCTCAAGTAGATACAAATGGAAGACTAATTTCTGGAACTGATGTTACCAATAATTTTATTTTTGATGATGGTCAAAGAGATACTTTTTATGATGTCTCAAGAATAATATTAAAACCAGGAAGTCCTGCTCCAACTGGGCAATTAGTAGTAGCATTTGATTATTTTGAGCATTCTCAAGGAGATTTTTGCACAGTAGATAGTTATCTACATGAAGCAGGAGTTTTAGCTGAAGAAGTTCCATCTTTCAATTCATCAGTACACGGAATTGTTTCATTAAAAGATGTTATTGATTTTAGACCAAAAGTAGACAATGATACTTTAATTTCTGGTTTCCAAAATAGCACCATACTGTCTACTTCTGATTATGCTAATTTCAATGGAGATGGTGGCGTTTCTTCTAGTTGTCCCGCTTCAGATTTAAATATTTCATACACATTTTCTTTTAGCGAAACAAAATATCTTGATAGAATTGATGGGGTATTCTTAAAAACCAACGGTCAATTTGAAATTAGATCTGGAAATTCTTCATTAAATCCATCAAAACCAGAAACAATTGAGAATTCTATTCCTTTATATTATTTGTATGTCCCAGCATTTACAAAATTAAGTGAAGATGTTCGCCTAATTCCAGTTGATAATAAGCGTTATACGATGCGCGATATTGGAAAACTAGAGAAGCGTATAGAGCGTTTAGAGTACTATACAACTTTGAGTATTCTAGAACAACAAGCATTAAACATGCAAGTTAAAGATGATATTGGATTAGACAGATTTAAGAGTGGTTTCATTGTGGATAATTTTGAAACTCATTCAGTAGGAAATATTAAATCAAATGATTATAGATGCTCAATAGATACACAGCAATCTACTTTAAGAGCACAATCAAAAGAAGATTGTTTTAATCTAGTAGAATTAAATACTAGAGAAGATGAGAGAGTAACAAATCATTATAAAAAATCTGGTAGTATTGTTACTTTACCATATACTTCTACAAGACTTCTTGGAAACAATTCTGCAACAAAAATTTTGAATCCAAATCCTTTTGTTATTGTTCAATTTGTTGGAGATGGAAAACTATCACCTTCTGTAGATCAATGGTTTGATACTTCTGTAACACCTTTAGTATCTGAAGATAATACAAATTTATATTCTTTCTATACAGCTAGAAAAGATAATTCTAAAGAAGCTATCGCAAGTTACTTTAATTCATTTGTTGTTAATTGGATAGGATCAAACAGATCATTCTTCAATATCACACCACTTAACAATACTAGTGCATCTGCTGCGACAACAGTTATTGTTGCTTCTGTTGCGAGTTCTTCAAATATTAGTCCATATAATAACGAAACTGCTCGTGGTGTCTCAAATGAGACTAGAAATGGTAATTCTATTATTTCCTCCGTACAATTCTTTATGAGAAGTATTCCTGTTAAGTATAACTTAACAAGATTGAAGCCAAACACTCGTTTCTACGTTTTCATGGATGGAAGAGATATTGGAAGATGGATTAATCCTGATATTAGGTATACTGGTGTTCCTTCAAATTCATTATCTAGTTTCGGTAATAACATTACCACAGATGCTAATGGCAATGCAAGTGGTATTTTGTTAATCCCTGCTGGATATCCTCCAACCGCAGGTGCAACTTGGACTGGAGATGTAAAAACAGTAACATATGATACTGCTGCTACTCAATTAAGATATACAACTGGTATTAGAACACTCAGATTTACATCTAGTTCTACAGATGAAAGTAAAGATACTGTCGAAAGTTATACTGAGATTAAGTATTATGCAACTGGTGCTCTTCCAGAAAATCCAGCATCTATTGTATCTACTGTTCCTGCTGAATTTAAAGCAAATGAAGGAACACAAATTGTCGATGTATCAACTAGCAATAGACAAAAACCAAATCCATTATCTCAAACATTTACTGTTGAGGGACAAACTGGTGGATGTTTTGCAACTGCTGTAGATCTTTTCTTTAAGAGGAAGAGTGCAACTGTTCCTCTACGTGTTTATATCACAGATACAAGTGTTGGAAAACCAGGAAAAAATATTGTTCCTGGATCTGTTTGTGCAAAAAATCCAAACACTTATTTAAGAGTAGTTGCAAGTTCAAACTTAAATATTACAATTGGAGAAAGAATTACAGGAAGAAACTCTGGTGCTGCTGGTCCACTATTACAAGTATTAGATAAAAATTTAAATGTTGTAGTTCCTTCTTCCACAGGTGTTGTAGCGTTGTCATCAGATCAAGTTTACACACTTGCTTTAAACAATCATAATGGAACTACATTTATTCAAAATGAGATATTGGATATTGCTTCTCTAATTGCTTTCAATGCTGCAAATGGAACTTCTTTGACATTAACTATTACTAAAAATTCTGGTAAGGTAGTAGATCTTAAAATTACTAATGTTGGAATAAATTACGACAGTGGAGTAATTACAATTGAAAGTCCTCAACAACCAGGATGCAGTACTGCTACAGGATCGATTAATGTTTCTGGAGGAAAAATTTATAATGCAGAAATTCAAATTTCTGGAAATGGTTATACAGAACCACCTTCAGTTGTTGTAAGAGGAAATGGTGCTGGAGCAGGTGGAGCAGTAATTGAATCTGTCATTGAAATTACGGATTATGCTGTGAGAATGGGAATTGCAACAGATGTAGTTGGTGTAACAGCATCTACTGTTCCTACAAAATTTGAATTTGAACACCCCGTATATTTACAAAATAATACAGATTATGCTCTTGTAATTGAAACAGATTCTGTCGATTACGAAGTTTATGCATCTAGACTTACAGAAACTGATCTTGCAACTGGAACTGCTGTAACTGTTCAACCACTTCTAGGATCTGTTTATAGATCGCAGAATACTAATAACTGGACTGAAGATCTTCTAGAAGATATTAAATTTACTTTATACAGAGCTAGGTTTGATACAACTCGTTCTGGAACTTTGATTGTTACAAATCAAAATCTTGGATATGAACAAATAGATAGCGATCCATTTGAAACTTATGCTCTTGCTAATACAAATGCGACTTCTCCTCTATTTAAGAACAATAATTCTATCGTAAGAATTTCTCATAGAGATCATGGTTTTGAAACTTCTGGAAAATCATATGTTTTCTATAAATCTACACAAGATGTTGGTGGATTTACATCTACTGTTTTGAATAATACTTTGTTTAGAATTTCAAATTCTGGATTAGATAATTATACAATCGTTGGTCCAACCAGAGCAAGCGCAAATGCTATTGGTGGAGGAAAAGCAGTATTGGCATCATATAATAGAAAGTTTGAAAGATTATTTGCTCATGTAAGTTATATTCAACCATCAGGTACTTCTATCAGATCTGAAGTTAAGACTACTAATATTATTCCTGTAGATTCAAATACTACTAATTACTTGACATATTCTCAATCTGATTATGAAACTACATTCTTAAATGAAACTCATTACTTCTTAAATCAAAAAGTAATTGCATCTAGAATAAATCAAACTTTAAATACTCTACAGAACTCATTGCTTTATAAATTTAACCTTTCATCTACTGCCGATAACTTATCCCCAGTAATTGATTTGAGTGTTTCTTCTATTAAAACAGCAACCAATAGAATTGAAAATGCTGCAGGTAAAGAAGATAGATTTGGAAAGAGATATCAGGTATTAAAATTCTTGCCTGTGTATAGAGTAAATATCAGTGGTAATTCAACTACTGCTGTTGATGCAAATCAAACTGTACAAGGAGCAACTTCTGGTACAAGAGGAAAAGTTCTTGGTTATGTATCTACTGGTAACTATATTTGGGTTCAACTTACTACAGAAGGAACTTTCTTAACCAGTGAAAGACTAATATTTGGAACACAGTCAGCAACTGGTGGAAATTTACAAAGTTCAACAGTTACAGTTGTATCTACTTTGCAAAAAACATTTTCATTTACTGAAGGAACTACAGTTGTTGCTTTCAATCCAAGTGCTGTTACTCAAAAATATGATAATGTAATTACTGGAAAAATTATTGATTGGGATCCTGTTGCTAAGCAACTAACTGTTGAAAATGATAAGTTACCTATTAATTCTGATTATACCAGCGAAATTACTTTAGGTAGTGCTTTCTCAAGAGCACCAGTTACAGCAAATCAATCACCAGACATTTTTAGAGTTGGAGATATATTATATTATGACGGCATTTCAAGTGGTGAAGAACAATATGTTAAAGTTTCTGCTATGAACTTCACAACTGGTGTAACTTATGTTCCAGAGACCGCATCTAGAAATAGTTCTGCTCTTGCAAAATATGTTACTAAAGAAGTTGTAATTAATAATCCTGGAACTGCTATTGATGTTAGAACCACAGTTAATGTGAAAGATATTGATAATATAAAAATTCTTTACAAAATTAAAGAAACAGGATCACAAAAAAATCTTGAAGATATTGATTGGACATATTTTAATAACGATGGATCTCCAAATAATGATGTAGTTGCAACACCTGCTAATAATGTATCGCCAACTACAGATAGACAAGAAGATTATCAAGAGTTAACTTATAATATTTCGGAATTGCCAGAGTTTAATTCTTTTGCTATCAAGGTGGTTATGAAGTCAGATGATCCAATTTTTGTTCCTAAAGTTCAGGACATTAGAGCAGTAGCTTCTTATTGATTATGAAAGATTATTTAAAAGTAGAAGGTCATGATAATTTGTATCGTGACCCAAATACTGGTGCTATTATTAATATAGCATCTCCTCCCAAAAAAACTCTTACTACGCAATTCGCTTCAGTAATTGACGACATAAATACATTGAAAGCAGAAATATCTGAAATTAAAACACTCCTCAAAGAGATTGTAGCAAATGGCAGTTCTTAGAAACGTCTCTAAAACAGACACATTAGAAACACAGAGGCAAAAAGTTAATGCTCTGGCTAGTGATGTTTTTGAAATTACTGGGGGTTCTGGAAACCTTACATTTACTAGTTTAAAGTTAGCAGATGGCACAAAAGAAGCGCCAGCACTTTCTTTTGCAAGTGAAACAAGAACTGGTCTTTACAAAGCAGATAACAAATTAACTTTTGTAAATTTAGCAAAAAAAGTTTTTGATATTGATGATGATAATATCAATTCTTTAAGAGATTTAAATTTTTATACTTCTTCAATCTCTACGAGTGCAGTTACTACCAGAGGAAGTGGATATTACACTGGTACATATGAAGGAGTAAATTTACTTGGCGGTGCTGGCGATAGTGCAGTTGCAACTATAGTTGTAGTTGACTATTTTGTTAATATTACTAATCCTGGTTCTGGATATCCTCAAGATGGATCAGTATCAGTTGTTCTTACAAATGCATTTACGAATACTTATGTAGTTACTTTATTTGAAACCAAACCTGCAGATTTTACCGCATTAACACCTCCAGAATATGAATATAGAATTGGAGGTACAAATACTGGATTTGCTTTAACTAGAGGAAATACTTATAAATTTGATATTTCTGATGCTAGTTTAGCACTGCAACCATTTCATTTTGAACTAGATGGCGGTCTTTACATAAATCCTACATACGCTCAGGTAAATATTTTTGGAAATTTTGGAGAGGCAGGATCATTTGCTCAAGTAATTATAAAACCAGCATTCCCAAATTCTTCTGTTCTATCGATTGTAAGAAATACTTCAGCAGCGGTTGCCACTAGCATAAATTTAACTACGCAATCTGGAACTTTAGGTTCATATGGATCAGGATCTTCTGTAACTGCTTTAATTACTGGAGGAGTAGTACAAGATTTATCTTTTTCAGATTACGGCGATGATTTTAAAGTAGGAGATGTACTAGGAATTGCAAATAGTGCAATAGTATCGGCAGCAACGCCAATTACCAATCCATTTTCAGGAACAATTACTGCCTTAGGCGGAATTAAAACAGTATCAATTACAAGTGGTGGGAATGGTTATGAACCAAATGATACTTTAACAATTTCAAATGAAGAACTTCCTTTAAGATCTTACTGGCAATTATCTTTAGTTGATCATTATCAGTTAGTTCTTCCATCTGGACAAACAGATTACTACTGGAGAGTTGGAGATACTGTTTCATATAATTTAAATACTCCAACTATAGCAAAATTAATCTATTCTCCTGCGGTAAATACTGGTGTTGCAACAGTTAGTATTGCGTCGCAAGGAACTTCATATACAAATGGAACTTATACAGTTACTGCAAATAGCACAAGTGGTAGCGGATCTCAATTTGTCTTAAGACTTACTGTAACTTCTGGAACTGTTTCACTTTCTAATATTACTATTTTAAATCCTGGTGTTGGTTATGCTATTAATGATACATTAACTTTTATTGGATTTAATGTTGGCAGCAATAACGGTCCTATTAAAAATGTTGTTGATACTAGTGCTTCTGACCCAGCTAGAACAAATTCTATTAATAATAATGTTGCTGGAACTGGTGGTACTGGAACTGGAGCAAGATTTAATGTTCTAATTTCTACTGGTGGTATTACAAATGTATCAATTGCAAATCCTGGTACAGGATACACCACAGGAGATGTAATTACTATTCCAGCATCTTCAATTGGAGGTACTGGTTCTGCAGTTACTTTACAAGTGACTGCTTTTACAGATTTAGTATTAAATGTTGCGACCACTCAAAATGTAACTCCTGTTCATTCTTTAGTTGTTACAAATGCATCAAATTTATTATTTACTCCTGCTGAAATTGTAACTTCTGCAGTTACGGGCACGTATATAGCAACAGTTGCTCCTATAGTCAGTGCTGTTAATTCATCTAAACAATATTATTTAAACGATGGTATATATCCAACATATACGCTATCGGTAACTAATAGTGGAGCTTCAAACTATGTTTTTAATGGATCTGATAACACTACTGCCCATTATGATGCAAACAATCCAACTATAAATGTATCTAAAGGAGATAAGTTAGTTTTAAACGTAAATGTATCTGGGCATCCATTTTATATTGTAAGTGCATTTAATGGAGTATCTTTCTCATCAGCAGATGTAGTAGCAACTGTTCAAAATAATGGTGCTACTTCAGGAACAATTACATTCGATACAAAAGATGTAAGTCCTGGAACGTATTACTATCTTTGTGCTAATCATCCAGCAGCAATGAATGGTCAAATTATTGTTGGTGAAACTGAGAATTCTTACTATATTGACAATGTAACTTTGCTCAAAAATAGAAGATATCATTTTGATCTTTCTGCACCATCTAATGTTGGATATAATTTTGTTTTTAAATCAAGCGCAGCAGCAACTTCTAAACTAACTGCAGATTACATTACATATGATTATACAAATAATCGTGTAATTATTCAACCAAATGATAATACACCTTCTACATTATATTACAGTGCAGAAATTAGTGGATCAATTCCATCTCCTGATTACATTGGAGGATTTCCAGAAGATAAAGGAATTTTTTCAATTTCTGGTCAAGAATCTTTTTCTGGATCTGGTGTATCTATTGCTGTAAACACTGTCAATAGAAATGAAACTGTAAATATTGAAGTAAATCAAGGTAATATTATTGCAGATAACTCTGTTACAACTTCTAATGTTAGTGCTTCTACTGGCACATTTACAACAGAACTGACAGCAGATAGATTTAATTTTGAAAATTCTACTCTAACTATAATTGGTAATTATGATTTAAATATTGCAACTAGTGCTCTTAATGATATTATCTTAGACACAAGAAAATTATCAGTAGGAGATTTTGATGTACTTTCAACTGGTGAAGTTGAGACAACTAAACCTATTACGGTAACAGATGCTAATTTAATTTTGGCAGGATCTGGATCTTCATTGAGAGTTAATCAACGTCTTTTTATAACTGATAATACTATTAGTACAGCATCTACTGTGAATTTAGTATTATCTCCAGCAAGTAATTCTCTTGTTAAGATTACTGGATCTAAAGGTATAACTATTCCAGCTGGAACTAATTTAGAAAGACCAAATGCTATTCAACGTGAAAATGGAACTATTAGATTTAATACTGACACAAACCAATATGAGGGATATAATGTTGCTACTGCTGCTTGGAGTTCACTTGGAGGAGTAAGAGATCTTGATGGCAACACTTATATCTTACCTGAAGCATTTGCTGGAGCAAATGATAATACATTATACTTCTATAATGATTCTGTCAACAGTTTGAGATTAAGAAGATCTGCTTTAGATTTCTGGGAGATGAAGACTATATCTTCATCAAATATAACTGCTCCAACTTCTACTGTCTGGACAGAAAATACGCCAGTAAGTTTAGGGGAGTATTTAAGATACAGAAATAATATTTATGTCGTTAGCGTTGCTGGCATTACTGATGGTCCTGTCAATCCTCCAAGACATACCACAGGTGCTGCAACTAATGGAACTGCTCAATTAACATGGAATGCTCTAGCAGTAGACGAATTAGTATTTGATGGTATTAATGTATTAAAAGTTGGTCCAAATGCCGACGTACCATTGCAAGTTTCAAATGAACTTCAATTACTTGGTTCTGAAATTAAAACTCTATCGAGTGATCTTTCTATTACACCATTTACTGGAAAGAAAGCAATAATCAACACCACAACATCTCTAGTTATTCCATCTGGTACTAGTTTACAAAGAGGAATACCAGCAAGAGGATCGATTAGATATAACAGCACAATTTTACAATTTGAAGGATATGATGGTGCTAACTGGTCTTCTCTTGGTGGAGTTCGTGATGTAGACGGCAATACTTATATTATTCCAGAATTATCTGCTGGTAGTAATGAAAATATTCTATATTTTTATAATGATGGAAATAATAGTTTAAGACTTACTCCATTTGAATTAGTATTTGATAATGTCGATACAATTAGAAGTGTTGGTGGCAGTTTAGATATTAATGCTACTACCATTAATATTAATTCTGCTAATGTAATATTGCAATCATCGGCAACTACAACTAAATTGACAACTACTGCAGATGCGATAGAATTTGCAATTTCCTCTGGAATTTATGCAGATACTATATCTAAATTTACAGATACTGGTGCTTTATTATGGAATAGAACATGGGGAACAGGCACACCAACTTTTGTTGAATTATTCAAAAATGATTTGTCTGAATTTAAATTACGAGATCTAAATATTATAACAAAAGACATTCAACTAGTAAAAGGAACTACAGATTTTCTACCAATCTCTCTATATGCGCCAAGTAGTTCATATGGAGCAAAAGTAGTAATTTCTGCAGATAATGTTACATCTAATCATAGAGAACTGATTGAATTTACAGTAACTCATAAGGGTACTGATATATTCCATACAGAGTTTGGAAACGTAACAACTGGATTAAATATCTTTAGTTCTGATTTTTCTATTGATTCAAATAATGGTGATGTAGTTATTACGCCAACATTAACTTCTAGTGTTGCAGCAAGTGATGTTGTAAATATTACAGTAGTAATCACTCTTCTAAGAAAGTAAAATGGCAGTAAATAAAAAAGAATTCAGTTCTGTTGGAGGATTTTCAGTAGACGATGTTACTGTAATTAATTCTAATAGAGACTTTGAAAATATTAACACTCTGGAAATACAAAATAGAAATTTTTCTGATGCTTTCACAAAAACTTATATCTTGAGGGGAACAAATACTCAAGTATTAACTATTGATGGCATAGAAACAATTATTCTTCCAAATAATACTATGAATTTTGCTACTGCAAATATTGTAGGGGTAGATGATAATTCTGGTTCTGGAAATTATTCGATTAAATTAGAATCTGCAGTGAAAGTTGATGGCGTTGGAAATGTAACTTCTTTATCTACGTTATTTACCATTATAAAAGATACAGTACCAGCTGCTCAAACTTGGTCAGTGCAACCATTTGATTCGGGTTCTGTGAATAGATATAGTTATTCAACTTCAAAATCTGGAGGAGTTCAGACTGTAGTTTGGATTGCACATGTTGTAATCACTACTGTAGCCTTTGCATAGTAATAAATAAGAATAGTAGAATTAAAGTAATCTAGAGGGGCTCTTCGGAAAATGAGTTTACAGATTAATTCGGATAAGCAAATTATTCTTGGTTCAAATCCTTCTGTAATTGGAACTAACAATTACACAATTAGAGCAGGCGAGGGGGCGAATCAAAAAGAAATTTTCCGAGCTCAGTTATCAAATACAAATCTTCCCAGAATTGGTATCAACAGAACTGGAGAAAGAATTGAAAGAATTCAGGTAAATTCTGGAGGAGCATTATACAACACTGCTCCTTCTGTTACTTTAGGTCCTCCAAATCGTACTGGAGGAGTACAGGCAACTGCTTCAGCAATTGTAGCAAATGGTTCTGTCACCTTTATTACTGTTGATAATCCTGGCAATGGATATGACACTGCTCCAAGTGTAACTATAACTGCACAACCAGGAGATCCTGGAGCTGGTGCATCTGCTGTAGCATTTCTAGATACTGTAGATTTTGAACTTGATGTTAGTGGTGCAATTAGAACATCGACTTCAATTATTTCTGATACAGCAAGAGTTTTAAACTTAGACGTTGATAATTTTGTTACCCCTGATACTGCATTCAGGGGTCCAAATTTAAAAACATATGCAAATAATACAGGAGTACTTTGGGTTCCGAATACAATTATTGTTCATAGTGGGGATAATCCATATAGATATTATGGAGATAATATCTATCAAGCTTTAAATACTGGAGCAACTGGAACAACTCCTCCTACTCATGTAGATGGTATTGTATTAAATGGTGCGGTTCAATTAAAGCACATTGGTTTTAGGGTAAGCAGACCAACAGAACCATACTACAATACTTCTGGTAATTCTGGTTTATTTCCAAGATCTATCACTCCTTTGCAAGGAGACAGATCAGATAAAATTGCTACGACAGAATACGTACTAAATCTAGCAACAAATGATGTTGGCGGTCGTGTGTATGTTTCTGAACAAATTGGAGATGACGATAACGATGGTAGATCTGCAGTTGCTCCTGTAAGAACAATTAAAAGAGCATGTCAGATTGCTCAAGCAACTGTTGGAATAAAAGAAACTGTTATTATTGCTGGTGGAGAATATGTAGAAGATAACCCTATATCAATTCCTCCAGATTGTTCAATTATTGGTGATAACTTACGTCTCGTTATTGTACGTCCTGCAAACGCTAATAAGCACTTCTTTAAATTATCAGACAAAAATTATATCAATGGAATTACATTTAGAGATCTTGTAGATAGTAATAATGATCCAGTACATACTTGGAACTATGCAGTAGTATTTGATGATAAACAAAGAGTTTATTATGATCCAGCATCTGGTGGTGATTTTGGAAGATCATGGCCTATTGGTCATCAATTCTTTGGTGCAAACAAAGTAAGAATTCCTTTCAATTCAAATACTGGTGGATCTAATTTAACAGCAAATAGAGATTTATTTGGAACAAACAGTTTTGCTAGAGGTATAGTAACATCTGTAACTTTTAATGCTGTTAGTGGTCCAACTGCATACCAAAGTGGTGTTGTTGAAGCTACAGTAACTACTATTGATGGTTTTGATCAAAGTGAACCAATCAATTATTATGTTCCGACATTTTTTACTCCAACTAACGTTACTTACAATCCTTCAACTGGTATTGCAATTATTACTATTGCAAATCATGGATTTTCTAATGGTAGCTTAATTAAAGTTATTAATGATTCTTTATCATTTACACATGCTTCTGATGGAAATACTACTACTAGAACTTTCCCAAGACCAACAGATACAATTAGTGGAGTTTGGTTAGGTGTCAGTAACGTAAGTACAAATACTTTCCAAGTAAATCTAGGTGTATCTACAGATACTTCTGCTCGTACTTTTGTATCTGCCACTTCAAATGCGATTGCTTATGCAGCTGCAACATATGAATTTACAAGTATTGTTCCCGTTTCTATCAGAGCAGAAGGAGAAGTAACTTCAGAATTAAAAAATAGAACTACTAGTTATCCAATAACAATGGTAGATGGATCACAACAAGGAGATTTTAATGATGGTTTCCAAAGTACTTACTTTGGTAATAGTGAAAACTTGGGTGGTATTGTAGTTCAAACTGCTCAGTTAATTCCAGGAAGAATTGGATTTCATGAATTTAAAGAAGGAGAAATTGTAAGGATTGCTGGATTAACTGGATTACTTTCTCCTTTGAACGGTCTTCAAAGAATTTATAAAGTTATAAGAGATGCGGATGGTAGATCAAGAAGATTTGTAATTCCTAAAATTATAAGTGGATTTACAGGAACATCAGAACCTGTTGGTGCAACAGTAACTGCATATACAAATTATGTAACTCTAACTCTTCTAAATTCTCCAAACAAATTAGTACTTCCTAATCCAGTTTCTAGAAGATTTCAAGATGCATGTACTTACATTAGAAATAATTTAGATTTTATTTCTGATGAAACTGTAAAGCAAATTAATGACGAATTTGCACAAAAATGGTTTACTATAAGTAATGTAAGTGGAAATAGTTTTGACATCAATACTCAACCAAATGCTTTTGCTCATACTTATGTAAATGGTGGTACAGTAACTTTTAATAATAATACTTATACTGTTACTGCTTTTACGTACAATAATGTTACTGGTGTAGGAACAATAACCACTGCAAGTGCTATTGGAGCTGTTAATGGTAATGTTGTAAAAGTTGAAAATCTTTTAATATCTTGTTCTCAGGGGGAAAAATTATATCCAGGATTTAACATTCCAAATGGTGATGCAAAGTGCTATAGAGATGTTAAGCACTTTTTAAATTCTATAGTAATGGATTTAGAATTTGGAGGAAATTATAATGTCGTAGAAGCAGCAGAGAGATATAAAATTGGAACTCAAATTGGTTATATTTCAAATGAAATTACAGAAACAGTAAGAGCTTTTCAAATTGCAACAGAACTTGCAATTTTAGCAATGAGAAACTGGAGGACTGGAAATGGAACTGTAGGAAATCCAACTTATATTCCAAAATATTCTTCTATTGCCAGGTATTTTGATGATACTGTAATTACAGCAACTGCAGGTTCACCTGCATGTGCTAATGTTGCATCTGCTATTACTACTCTTTCCTATGCATTTGTTGATATTATTTCAAATAATTCTACTGGTACTTACTTAGATGCTGGGTATTTAATTGCGAAAAATATTGATTTGATTGCAGATGAGGCGCTAAGATTTGCTAAAACTTCATTCCCAACTTTAAGTTTAAGTTATCTTGATGAAAGCAAGTGTAAGAGAGATATTAAATATATTTTACGTTCTCTCAGAAGAGATTTAGTATTGGGTGGAAATGCTGGTATTGTAACAGCAGCAGAACTATATTTTACTGGTAGTTTACTAACTGGAATTCCTTCGGCAGAATTAGTTCCTACAATAACAGCATTTAATAAAGCTAGGGATCTTGCAATTCAATCAACCCGAAATTGGAGTAATGGAACAGTAGCAACAACAACTCCAATAGGTGCTACTTATAATTCTACTACTGGTGTTCTTAACGTAACTTTTGCAAATCCAACTACTCCAGTAACAACATCACACAGGATTGCATTTAAAGAGGGCGCTATTACATTTAGTTGCCCATCTAATGGTGGAGGAAACTTAGCAAGTCCAACAGTAACAGATCGCAATTATGGAAATAGTTTAACTATTACAAATGTAAGCATTGCTGGTGGGAATACTACTGTTACTGTTAATGTTGGGGATGCTGGTACTGCTACAGGAGTAACTCATACGTTTGTAAGTGCATTAGCAAATGGAACTATCATTGTCTACGATCCTGTTACTACATTTACATCTCCAGTTACAAAATATGAAAATTGGAATATTTTACTATCAGGAGGAACTCTTTGTGCTAACGTTGCTTCCACAATTACAAATTCATTTGCTTTATTAGAAGATATCTTAGATGGAACTATAGCACCTGGAGCTACAACAAAGACATATGGTACATCATATACTTTACAACCAACGTATCCTGACAATGTTGTTGGCGATGGTAGCGGCAAATTTATTACACCTCTGGGATTCTATGATGATTTGCCTGTAATTGAAGCATCTCCATATATTCAAAATTCTTCAATAATTTCTTTTGCTGGAGGAAGTGGTTGTGAAATTGATGGTGATAAGGTACAACAACCAAACTCTCCAAGACCAGGATTAGAAGATGATCCAAATAATCCAGGAGGAACTCCTAGAGCAGCTTTCCCAAATCAGGGTAAATCAATGGTTGCTTCTGCATTCACGATTGTATCATTTGGTGGTACTGGATATAGAGTAATCAACGATGGATATTGTCAATTAGTTTCTGTATTCGTTATTTTCTGTACTGATGGTGTACTATCAGAGAGTGGAGGATATGCTTCAATTACTAACTCTGCAACAAACTTTGGCATCTATGCTCTAAGAGCAATAGGATTTAGCAGAGATCCATATCAATTTGATATTGGAACTGTTTCTAATGTTTCTGCCACTGTAGGAACTGGAAGAACTATTCTTACGGTATCTGGTCTTGGAAGACCACCTCTAGAGCATTATATTGTTAAGTTTACTGATTATACAAATAATAATCCTGCAATTGAATATTTTATTGAATCCATTGATAAAAACAGTATTTCTGTTAGTGCTCCATATACTGCTACATTTACAGTAAATGAAGCAATGAGTTTGAAGAGGAAAAGCGATAATGTTGTAGTTGCTCCTTCGACCGCAGAACTAGGCGGTAAAGCAATTCAATTGCACAGACCTTCGATTGTTAACTCTTCAGGACATACTTGGGAATATGCTGGTTCTGGTACAAACTATAATGCTCTACCAGAAAACGGTGGTGTCAAGATTGAAGCATACGAACAGGTATCACAACAATATGGTCGTGTATATACCTCAGGTACTGATGAACTTGGGGACTTTAAAGTTGGTACATTTGCAAAGATTGAAAACAGAACTGGTGCCATCACATTTACTGGAACAGTTAGCATTTCTGAAGTTGAATTCTTAAAACTGAAAGGTGGTACTGTTGTTGTTACTGGATTTGATTCATCTCCAACGCTAGGTGGTGCTTTTTCATCGGATGAAAAACTTCCTACTCAAAAAGCAGTTAGAGATTATATTACAAATAATTTAGGACAGTATATTAACAAACCATTCTCAACAAATGCTGTTCCTAGAGCACTCGTAGAACTTACAGATAGTGGTAAAATTTCTATTGACCAAATCCCTGCTCTAAGACCATTTAGTGTTTATACCGTTGCAAATGTAACAGAAAGATTAGCAATTGAAGGTGCTCTTGCTGGAGATATTGCTATCCAACAAGATACATCAACGTCATATATTTTGAACAATGATCTTGATAGTTTATATTTTGCATATCCAATTACTCTAACTGATATTAATGGTAATCCTTTAGATTTCAATACTAACTCTATTTTAACTGGCAGTGGAACTACTGGTCAGTTGCAAGTTCTTGAACACAGAAGAGGTGTTGTATATACTATCAATATTACAAATCCAGGTAGTGGATACACTTCTGCGCCAGCAGTTGTAATTAGTGGAGGAAGTCCTGGCGCTGGATCAGTCGCTGCTTTTGCTACAACAACGATTGCAAATGGTCAAGTTGTAACAGTTAAACTTACATTATTTAATGGGTATGTTGGAGGAAAAGGATATACTGCTGTTCCTACAGTAACAATTGCAGCTCCAGGGGCTGGTGGTACACAGGCTACCGCAGGTGCTTTAGTTGAAAATAGAGTATACGGAAAAGTTGTCAACAACCTCAAGATAGAAGATACAGATACAATTCAATCAAATGATTCTCCAAGTGTTGCGGTTGATATTACAAGAGTAGTTAATACTTCAGCATCTAATGTTAATAACTGGGTATCATTATCTTCTCAGACTATTTCTGCAGATAATATTACAGAAGGTATTATTTCTCCTGCAAGACTTTCTTCTGACAGCACTGCGGCTAACTCATTTACTTTTTTAAGAGGAGATCAATCATTTGCTCCTGTAGTACAATCAGTTAAGGGAACAGAAACAAGATATTTTGAGATAACTAATACTGCTGCATCTTCTAGTAGCAATACATTAAGATTTGCATCGACTGGTCAACCTTTAGTTGGGCATACTGTTGTTGCTAATGTTGGTGGTATTCCTGCAAATACTACTATTCAAAGTATTGAGACTACTGGTGGTAATACCACTATAACTTTAAATAATCCATTAACTGCATCTATACCATCTGGTACAGTAATTGAATTTACACGACCAACATCACCACTTCTATTTGATACTTCATTCACTCAGGGAAGTTTTGTAGAAAGCGCAATCGTTCAAAATGGAGGATCAGGTTTCTCATCAAACGGAATTTATTATAATGTACAAGTAAATGGAGGAACTGGAACTGGTCTAAAAGCTAATTTTACAATTACAAGTGGATCTATTTCAAATGTTGTAATTACTAGTAGCGGTTCTGGATATACTTCAGATTTTGGTGTCAATGCAATACCTGCTGGACTTCCTTCTGGTGGTTCTGGTATTAATATTTTATTCAAAATTAATACAGTAAGTAAGAATTATGCTAATGTCGCTATGGACATTAGAAGAGTTGATGCACAAACAATCAATGCTGATCCTTATGGAAGAGCAGGTGTTGGAAGATTTGATAAGTCACAATTCTTTCTTGGTCTTGATGGCGATGGATCGGTAAGATTAAAGACTGGTCCTGGATCAAATTTAAATGCGGATAAATTAGATAATGAGGAAGGATCTTATTACTTAAATTCCGCAAACCAAAATGCTGGAATTTTACCAGTAGATAGATTGTCTGGAACTTATAGAATTTCTATTACTGGTAATGCAGAAGGTGGTGCTGATAGACTTACAACATTAACAACCAATAGTACTACAAGTCCTGTTCCTAGTGATATTAAAGAGGGCGTTACTGCAGCAACTAGAGATAATACAGCAGATGGTTTGAATGTCGCTGGAAGCAAGCATTTGGTTCTTTCTATTAGAAATGGTGGTGTTGGAACTGATGCTACTTATGGTGGTGTTAGACAATTAGCATTTGCTGATGATAATTCAATGTATCTTAGAGGTACAGGATCTGGAGTATCTAATTTTGGAAGTTGGGCAAAAATATGGTCTTCTGGAAATCATGGTCCTGGTAGTGGTTTGGACGCAGATCGTCTTGATGGAAGACAAGGAACTTGGTATAGAAATGGATTAAATTTAAATTATGGTACAATTATTGATAGACACCTACCCACTTTCCAAGAAGCAAAACAGTTTGAAGATTCTATTACAATTAGAGAGATTACTAGTCAACCAGTTTTTAACATTTATATTTCTGGTCAAGCACTTGTTACTGATCCATTTACTGCAACATCTGCTGTTAATCTTTATAATGATCTAGATCAAAATGTTGGTAATTTAACAATTAATAGTGTTACTGTTAATAATGTTACTGATCCAACAGAAGACTACACTATTTTAAATGTGGTCTTAACTAATGGAGGATTTAGTGGTGCTACTAGAGTTGGTACTACTGCTACTAGTGTTCCTTTTGATGATTATTGGTTAGATGTTGTTGGAACATTTGAAGTTGCAAAACTTGCAAGTGTATCTGGAGGAACTGCCAGATTAACAATGGGTAGAAACAATGGTGTTTCCACTGAACCAGCGATTTACTTTAGAACAAGTGCATTAGCTGCTTCAAATTATAACAGTGCAATCATTGCTCGTGGAGGAAATGCTGCTGATGGAAGTGGTATTTTAGAATTTAAAGTTGCAGATCCAAACTCTCTACTTGTAAATAACTTAACTATTTGGAACTCTGGCAATATTACTTTTGATAATGGGAATACTCCAAACACTGGAGTTAGAAGAGATACAAACGGCAATTTTACTGCTGGCACAATTACAGCAAATCTAACTGGTGCTGCTTCAGCAAACGTTCTAAAAGCAGGTGATACCATGACTGGTTCACTTACTTTAACTGGAGCATCTTCTAATTTAATTGTTGGAGGAACTTTAGGTGTTACTGGAAATGCTACATTAACTGGCAGTTTAACTGTTGACACAAATACCTTAATAGTCAATTCCACAAGTGATTTAGTTGGCGTTGGTTTAAATCCATCTACGGCAGCAACTACTAACAGCAAACTTCAAGTTTTCTCTGGAGCACTTGGAACTACTGCTGGTAATGCTACCTATATTGCTTCTTTTGAAAACACTTCATCTAATTATAGTAGATTATTAGTATGGCAAAGAAGACATACTAATGGTGCGGATTGGACTACTTCATCCACAAGAATTCAACAAAGAATTGATGTAACTGATCAAGCTTATATTGAATTCAACCCACCTGGATCAACATTTGGTCTTGCTCTTGGTACAAATTCTATTTCAAGAATTGTAGTTGATCAAACTGGATTGGTTGGAATTGGAAAATCTGCTGCTTCTGGATTTATATTTGATGCGGCAGGTAAAGGTAGATTTGAAGGAGGTTTAGAATTAGATACCGCTAATGATAATAGTGGAACATTTGTTACATTTTTAGGTGCTAGTACGTCTAAAAACTTTAGAATTGGTCATGAATTAACTAACGCTAATGTCTTTGAAATTAATCCTTCTACAACAAATGGAGGATCGACATTTACCGTTCCAGGATTAACAGTCAAAGCACCTGCTGGAGCAGTTACTGAAGTTAGAGTTGGTATTGGTGTTGCTAATCCACAGTACAGTTTGGATGTAAATGGTAATGTAAACTTTAGTGGCACAATTACAGCAAATGGTGCTACATTAACTAGTTCAAATTGGACAAAAGCAACTAATACTTTAGATATTTACAGAATGTCTAAAGTTGGTGTAAACAAAGTAAATCCACAATATACTCTTGATGTTGGTGGAGAAATCAATCTCACTGGCGTTCAAAGAGTAAATGGAGATCCTCTTTGGTTAGATGCATACGGAGTAATTAGAGTAACTAGAAATCTAATTTCTCAAAATGTAATTATTCCTTCTGGTACAAATGCTCAAAGTACTGGACCATTAATAATTCAATCTGGATTTTCAGTCACCGTTGAAACTGGTGGTGCGTGGACAATTGTTTAATTAATAAATAGTAAATAAAAAAGGGTTAAAAATGAGTACTTTAACTGTTGCAAGCATTTCTGGTCCAGCAAGTAATTCTTATATTATGGATGTAGCATCTCTTGCTATATTGAGATCTGCTGCTAATGATTTTAGAGTCACTGGAATTCAAACTACTGGTGGCACTAATATGATTGATTTCAATAATTCCACTAATCTTTGTACTTTAGAGGCGAGAACAAGAGTTGTAGCTGCATATTCAGAACCTATCAATATGAATAACTCTATGAGTGGCAATACTATTACTTGGAATTTAGATGCTAGTAATAATTTCTTTGTTAATGTTCCTGGAAGCACAACTTGGACGCTGGGAACTCCATCAAATATGGTTGATGGGAAATCGGGAATTATTATGGTAGCATTAAATGGAAGTTCTAATATGAATTTTGCTGGATCTACATTTGTTTTTAAAGACGGAACTGCTCCGTCATTTTCGGGAAGTACTTTGAATATATTAGCATATTATGTTCAAACAGATCCTAGAAATGGAAATCGCAGAATTGTAATTATTCCTACACTAAATATGGGTTAATAAAATATGTTAAACGCAGAAATTATTGCTACTCCTCCAGCTGGAGGAGGAAATTTTTTTGGAGATGGATCTAGTGGAAGTTACAACTCTGGAGGTAATGATAGTTTTGGAGTTTCTGGTGCCTCTGGATATAATGGTGAACTGGTGCATAGACAATTTACCAGTTTTTCTAAACCTGGAGGATCACTGACTACTAATAATTTTTGCAGGGGTCTTTTTATATTGTGCCAGGGTAATTTTTCAAACTCTGGAACTATTACTATGAAAAGTAGAGGTCCTTGTGCTAGTGCAAATGGTGATTTATTATGGACTTGCAGAGCTGCAGCTGGGCAAGGATTTAGTTCTACTCAAGGTTCAAATTTTAATGAAGCGAGTGGTAGTTTTCAAACAATTATTAATCAAAATAGTCAAAGACTTACTGGACAAGGAGCTGGGTGGAGAACTTTTAATTTAAACAGAATTGGAGCTGGAAACCAATCTAGTGGTGGAACAGGACAAACTGGTGGCGGTGGTAGAGGAGCAACTGCTTGGAATGGTGGTGGATCTGGCGGGTTTGGAAGTTATGGTGGACCATGGTCTGGTGGCGCTGGCGGCGGTGGTGCTCGTTCTAGTACTGGTGGTAACGGAGCTCCCTGGGGATGTGGCGGAGGAGGAAGTTCTGGAAACTGTGGAGGATGTGGAACTGGTGGAGGAGCTGGAAATGGTAACGGAGGCGGTGGAGGTCCTTATGGACAAAATTGTTCTGATAGTGGAGTAGGAGGATTAATTGTAATTGTTGTAGGAGGAAATTTTTTCAATAATGGAACTATAACTGTTCAAGGATCTAGAGGTTGTGATGCTGGTAATGGATGGGCAGGTGGTGAAAATGCTGGTGGGGGCGGATCTGGTGGAGGACAAATTTTAATTCTATACGCTGGCAGTTATACAAATAATGGAACTATTACTGCTGCTGGTGGTTCTGGTGGATGGGGCAATGGTCCATTTGGTGATAGTGGTGGCAATGGATCTGTTCAGATTGCACAAATTGGATTATAATGCTATAATAAAATTATTTAATTATAAAATGCATGAGTAAGATTGAAATCTTTTATTATCCAATATACAATTTTAATTGGATGGATAAAGAGATGTTGCATCATCCATTAGCAATGGATGATGTTTTTATACCTATACAAAAAGTATCTGAACTTGAAGACCATAAATCTTATGAATATTATAACTGTCCTGCATGGAAAAACTGGTCACAAAAAACATTTCTATTTCATATGCAATATGATATAGAAATAACTATTGATAAAAACGATCAAACTTGGTTTACAGATAAAAATCCAAATATGGTATTGTCTACTGAAGGATGGTATACAGGTGCAGAACCTGTAATTCAAGTAGCAAATTCTTTTTGTATGTGGACCAAATCAAAAAATATTATTTTTGAATGCATTCCATATCCAAGAACTTGTATAAAAAATAACATGGAAGTTATATCTGGTAACTTTCCTATTTCTGTGTGGGAGAGAACCACTTCTTTGGGATTTAGAATTTTAGATACTTCTAAATCAGTTCAATTGAGACGAGGAGATCCAATTTATTACGCCAGATTTCATACTCCTTCCTTCAAAGATACAGTAGTTATGACTAAAAAAATTCCTCCTGATGAAGTTATTACAAAAATAAATCAGCATCTACTGTTAAAAAATTATGGAAAAAATCTATCCTGGAAAACTATGTTAAATAGAAGGGAGCAGGAAGAAAAACTTTCCAAGTGTCCTTTTAGTTTTTTATATAAAAAATCATGACAAAAAAATTATGTGTCGTTGGCGGCGGAACTGCTGGCATTTTATCTGCTTTATCTCTTGTAAATTTAAAGTCTTCTGTGAAAGAAGAAGAAATACAAGATATACAAATTGATTTTTATACTGGAGATCCTGATAGTATTACCGCAGTAGGAGAATCAACAACTCATGATGTTATGTCTTTATTGTGGAAAACTTTAGGATTTAATCCAGTATTCAATAGTTTCAAAGAATGTGATGCTACTGTAAAGCACGCTGTTGAATTTATTGGATGGGGCAAATCTGGCAAAACAACATTTTCTCCATTTAGCGGTGAGAGAATTGCTTGTCATTTTAAAAATAGTAAGTTTCAAAAACTTGCTATGGAAATGCTAGATGAAAATAAACAAATCAATGTAATTAAAGAAACAGTAAATATTGATGATATTAAAAATCAGTACGAATTTGTTTATGACTGCACTGGATTTTCTGGCAACAAAGATGATTATATTGTATTTGAGGAAGTTCCAGTAAATCATGTTGCTGTAGTTCATATCCCATTTAAAAATCCTCATGCTGGAACTACAAAGCATGTTGCAACTCCAGATGGATGGTGTTTTGAAATTCCTTTGAAAAATGAAACTTCTATTGGATGGTTATTTAACCATGATATTACTTCCGTAGAAGAAGCAAAATCTAATATGATTGAGTATATAAAAGAAAAGTATGATCTGAATATGCTGGAATATGATATGACAGAATTTTCTTTTGTATCTGGAATGAAACAAAAACCTATAGAAGGAAATGTATGCGTCAATGGTAATGCATTATTTTTTATTGAACCAATGGAAGCAAATACTCTTCAATTGGTTAATTTTGCTCAACAAATGTATATTGAAATTTTAAATCCAAATAATCCTTCTCCATTGGATTATAAAATTGAAATGTATTCAAAAGAAGTTACTACAAGAATTAATCATACAAGAAAGGTTATTGCTTTGCATTACTTAAATGGATCGGTATATGATACTCCATTCTGGCAACATGCTAAAGAAAAAGCATATAATTTCTTAAAAAATGATTTACAGTTCATTAAGTATGTAATTAATATGCATAAAGGAGATACATTTTTTCCTATTGATAATGAGTATGGTAATTATGCTACTCATAATTTTCTTCTATGTGTTCGTGGATTAGAATTAGAAGAAACCTTAGAAAAAATGTTCTGGGATTACATCGAAGAAAATGAATATATATACGTAGAAGCAACTGACATGATCCTAAATAATTTAGGAGTACAAATGTTCAATACATTAGACAATCCTTTAATTAAAGGACCACTAGAAAATTCGCCAACCTTTAGGAAGAAATATGTCTACTAATTACAAAATTACGAATATTATTCCATTCGTAACTAATACAGAGTATCATACAAATGTAGTTTCAAAAATTGTTTATACTTATACAGCGCAAAAAAATGATGCTGAAGTATCTGCAACTAGAGAAATTGTAATGGATATTTCTCCTGAAATCCGTGGATTTATAGAATTTGAAAATCTTTCGGAAGAAGATATTCATAAAATCATTGAGGGTCATGTTTTCGATATTTCTCTTAAAAAATTCTTAGACGAAGAATTTGATAAGATTGCATCACAACCAGAGCAAGCAGCATTCTCATTTCAACTTTCTACAGAACCATCAGCAGAAACTGTCTTAGATAAAGCTCCAGATTATGTTTTATCTCAAAAAGAAACTGAATGTATTGAAATTTTTAATGCTTTGAGACCCATTTGTACAAAACCAATTGATAGTACTTTTGTAATGAGTGTACATGCTCAAATGAAAAAGAATGGTAGCACACTTGAAGAAATTAAAAATTTTATTGTTGAGCATAAAGACAATATTCCAGAACCAGGATTATATCTTTCTATCTCTAGAGGAAATGATGCTCACAATCTAATCGGTGCTATTGAAGATGTTCCTGCAGATGTCTTACTGGTAAATCCAGATCCTGATGCTGAAAATTATTATAAAGTATGATTGTTCAATTAGATTATATATCATGTCCCATACTAGTATCTAAATTTAAAGAGCATGAATTAATTAAGGATAAATTATTATCATCAATTAATTCTCAAAATTTTTCATCTGTAAACTATTCTAATTCATATATTACTAGATCTGACTGGAATGAAGCAAAGCATTCCCGCAGTGAATATATGAATATTCTTTTTCCTTCATTGGGATACCACATGGAAGAAGTTTATTCTTATTATGGATATAAAAGAATAAACATTCACAACTGCTGGTTTCAGCAGTATACTAAAGGCAGTGGACATATGTGGCACATCCATATGGATTGTCAATGGACAAATGTTTATTATCTTGAAATGCCAGAGGATGCTCCATTCTTAGAAGTAAAAGATCCTCTAAAAAATAAAATATCTCAAGTAAAAGTCAAGGAAGGTGATATTATTTCTTTTCCTAGTTTTGTTATGCACCGATCTCCAGAGATTACGTGCGACACTAGAAAAACTATAATATCATTTAACTCATGTGGAGATATAGACTAAATAAAGTATACTTCATTAATATCGATAATCATGGACATTGAAACTCTTAGAAAAAATTTTAATGATCAACTTGCAACTGCTGAAAAGCAGATCAATGATCTAAGAGAAAATCTTAAAAAAGCAGAAGAGTATAAAACTAAATTGCTTGGTGGATTAGAAACTCTAGAACTACTAGAAGGTCAATCAGAAGAAGCAGAAGAACTGCCTACTGAATGACTTAAATCCCTACTTCATAAATAGAAGTAGGGATTTTTTGTATCTAATTAAATGGCGCAGCCATCAACTAGACAGGGGTTAATTGACTTTTGTAAACGTCAATTAGGTGCTCCAGTATTACAGATTAATATAGATGATAGTCAGATAGATGACATCATTGATACTGCTATTCAATTTTATCAGGAATGGCATTACGATGGTGTAGAAACCATGTATCTAAAACATGAGATTACAGCAGATGATGTAACAAGATTTAATTCATCTGATGAAACTACAAATACAGCAGCACCAGATGCTGCTGTTTGGACAAATAGAAATAACTTTATTGAAGTTCCTGATCATGTCATTGGTATTACAAAAGTATTTGGTGTTTCTTCTAACTGGGTAAGAAACGATTTATTTGGATTAAGCAACCAATATTTCTTAATGGATATTTTTGGTTTTTCTTCTGGATTTACTTTTGGTAATTTTGATATGAGTAATTATTATATGATCCGCCAATATTTTGAAACCTTAGATATGGTTGTTAATACTGGTGCTTTAGTACAATTTAGATTTAACAAGCGTCAAGATCGTTTATATATTGACGTAGATAAATCAAGAATGGTAGAAGGACATTATTTACTTATTGAATGCCATCGTGCTCTTGATCCTGGATCTTGGTCTCAAGTATACAACGATGGTTTCTTAAAGCGTTATGCAACATCACTAATGAAAAAACAGTGGGGTATGAATTTAACGAAGTTTAATAATGTTCAATTGCCTGGCGGTATTACTTTAAATGGTAGACAGATTTATGAAGATGCTCTAGCAGAATTGGAGCAGTTAGAAAATGATATGCCTACAAAATATACTCTTCCACCAATCGACATGATCGGATAAGATGCCTACTAGTCCTCATTTTCCCACTTATTATAGCGGATATTCTGGAGAACAAAATCTCTATCAAGATCTAGCGGACGAACAAATTAAGTTGTTCGGATCTGATATTTACTATCTTCCTAGAACTATTTTGAAAGAAAATACTTTAGATGATATCATTTATTCAAAGTATCAATCACAATTTCAAATAGAAATGCTTTTAGAAAATGTGACTGGGTTTGGAGATACATCAGAATTTATTAGTAAATTTGGATTACGTTTGACTGATGAAGTTAAATTTAGAGTATCAACTCGTAGATGGGATCAATCTGTCACTCAATATTCTCCCGCTTTAAACGTTCCTGGAAGACCTAACGAGGGAGATCTATTATATTTTCCTCTCACTCAAGATTTATATGAAATAAAATTTGTAGAACGAGAAAGTCCTTTTTATCAATTTGGTAGAATTCAATTCTACACAATGACTGCAGAAATTTATGAACTCGGTGATGATGAAATAGATACTGGAGTTCCTACAATTGATGAGATTGAAACCCAATACTCTGCTGCCATCAAGCTGGTTATGGATCCTGGTGGTATTGGTAACTTCACAGTTGGTGAAGAGATTGTTGGTGATGAGTTCCTCGCAAGGGCAACATCAGCAATTACTGGTGGTGCTGTGAGTGGCACTACAATCAGCGATGGTGGAGCATTCTACAATCCAGCAATTCCTCCAGTCGTCACGTTCTCGGCACCTCCTGCGGGTGGTACACAAGCTACAGGAACTGCTGTAGTATCTGCGAATGGTATTGTAACTGGTATCACGCTAACCAATCCTGGAACTGGTTACGTCTCTGCTCCTACAGTTACGATTGACTACTCACCAAAAGATAACAGAGCAGAGGTCAAGTCTTGGAATCCTGCAACTCGTACTTTAGAGGTTATTAATAGAACTGGAATATTCACTACTGCCGAGACGATTACTGGTATTACATCTAGTGCGAAGTGGAGCCCATTTACTTTTGACACTCTAAATAATACTAACAGCAACTACGATCAAAACAGAGATATTGAAGATAATGCTGATGATATTCTAGATTGGACTGAAAGAAATCCATTTGGTGAATATGGAAATTACACAGGTAGCATCTAATGTTAAGATCACATTTTTATCACGAGATATTAAGAAAAAATATTATTGCATTTGGAACTCTATTCAATAATATAGAACTGCAAAAAAGAAATCCGCAGACTGGGGATATTATTGAAACTGAAAAAGTTCCTCTAGCTTATGGACCCAGACAAAAGTTTTTAACTAGATTGGAACAAAATCCAAATGCTGGGGCTGGTAAAAACATTGCTATTCAATTACCACGATTATATTTTGAAATGACAGGTGTTTCATATGACGGCGCAAGAAAAACAAGTCCTATTCAAAAATATAAAAAAATTATTGAAAATAATGGAACAGAATTGAGAGTGCAATATGTACCTGTTCCATACAATATTGATTTTGAATTAGGCATTATTGCTAAAAATCAAGATGATGGATTGCAAATTCTTGAACAGATTTTACCATATTTTCAACCATCATTTAATATAACTCTTAACATGATACCTGATATGGATGAAAAGAAAGATATTGCTATTGTTTTAAATAACATCAATTATGAAGATGATTGGGATGAAAGTTTTCTTAATAGAAGAAGTATTATTTGGTCTCTTAGCTTCACAGCAAAATCATACGTTTATGGACCATTTAATCAAGCAGATGTTATCAAGAAAGCAATTATTCATGAAACTGTTGGCGATCTAAATGTTTCGAGAAGAAATGCTACATATCAGTATACACCAAAAGCACTTACGGATCAAGATGGTGATGGTGATGTAGATGCAGCAGATACAAATCTATTGACTGGTGAAGATGATTTTGGATTTAATGAAGGTATAGAATTCTATTAATTATGAGCTTAGAAGAAAACATGAAAGAAATATTAAATATTGATATTGAACTTGTCGAGCAAGAAAAACCTGCTCTAATAAAGCATGGTGATAAGGATGACCGCACAGAAGATTATGAATATACCAGAGGGGAGTTATACAACCTCATCAGCAAGGGTCAGGAGGCGGTACAAGGCGCCTTGGAGGTCGCACAGGAGAGCGGACACCCTAGAGCGTATGAAGTCGCTGTGAACGCCATGAAGCAGGTAGCAGATATGACTGACAAGCTTGTAGATCTTCAGAAGAAGATGAAGGATCTAGATGCCGAGAATAAGAAGGTCACCAACGTCACGAATAATTCTTTGTTCGTTGGTTCTACAGCTGACCTTCAAAAGATGATCAAGGAGATGGGTAAAAATGACGGTTGAGATAAATATAAAATAAATGGTAAAAAATGTCTTATATTAGACACGATAAAGATAACAATCTAGTTGTCCCACAACCAACATCCAATACTATAACACTTTACGGTGGAACTGAAGGTTGGTCTGCAATTACATACAAAGCATGGAATGGGAATTACGTTGCTAGAAATTTAGATAATACAGTAAGAACCCCTGGAACATATCAAGCAAGAAAATCTGATAATACAGTCAGAACTCCTGCTGCGTATCAACGTCACGATAAAGATAATAATCCTATCTTAAGTTAGATTCTATAATGAAAGACTTTAAAGAAATCAAAGATCTTGCTGAACTTGCAAGAAATCTTATTGCCGAAAAAGCAAAAGAGAAAAAGGAAGAAGAAGTTCGTTTCTGTAAGCTCTGCCAAAAACCAGAGACAAGAAAAGAATGCTGCTATGGTGAGAAAGCATGGGATCGTTTTGCTGTTCCCATTCAATCAGTTAAGAGAGAAGAATTAGACCTATCCGTAGACCTATCAGATCATTTTGAACTGGAGGAAGGTGCTGCTTGGACTCGTAAAGCAGGACAGAATAAAAAAGGAGGTCTGAATGAGAAGGGGCGTAAATCTTATGAAAAAGAAAATCCTGGAAGCGACCTTAAAGCACCTTCAAAGAAGGTTGGAAATCCCCGCAGGGCGTCATTTTGTGCCAGAATGAAAGGCATGAAATCAAAGCTAACCTCCAAGAAAACTGCCAGCGATCCAGATAGTAGGATCAACAAATCGCTTCGTGCGTGGAATTGCTAGAAAATACAGTATAATTACTTCTAGAGTGTCAAAAAATTATGAGACTAAAAGAAGAAGATATCGCACGTCTTATTATTGCGTGCGAATATTATAAAGAAAATACTGGTTCCGAGTGGATGTGGGAACAGTATGACGATATTGTACAGAGATTGAAAGTTTATAGAGAACAATACTCTATGAAAGAGTAGTATTTCTTAATATTACTCTGAACCTAAAATCTCTTTGTAATACTTATCTTATATTTAATATAAGATATTTTAAACAATTTGTAACCAAACGTAACATTATTTTTTGCTACATAGCTTATAATATTTGTAGCAGAGAGTTACAATATGTACGGTTCTTATTTTATTATCGTGTTCTTCGCAATCCTAGTGGCATACGCTGGGGTTGATGAAACTTTGAAACTCTTTGCTTACGCTGACCTTCAGGTACGCTATGCGTTCGTTAGAGTTCAGATGAAATGGATGGGGTGGAAACTTAAGAGGCAACTGATTAAGGATACCACCGACTTCCAAAAGTTCCTTGAAAAATACAATAATGAACACAAAAACTTGTCCTAAATGTGGTGCTATGTGGATTGGTGAACAGCACTACTGGACTGGCACAAATAAACTTGGCAACGAATTAGATCTTGCTGGGTTGGTCTGTAATAATCTTGGAGATGATACATGTATCAATCCCAAACGTGGTGAGGAAGGTGGTGATACTTGGAGGAAGAGATACAAAGACTTGGAAAAAGAACGCCTGGTATAAATACTAGGTAGTGACTAAATTTTGTTGTGGCAGCTGGTACTGATGTCTATTTGGGCAATCCTAATCTAAAGAAGGCAGGAACCCAAATATCGTTCACTAAAAAACAAATCAATGAATGGATCAAGTGTAAGAGTGATCCAGTTTATTTTGCTGAAAATTATATTAAGATTATCTCACTAGATGAAGGTTTAGTGCCATTCCAGATGTATGATTTTCAGAAGAAGATTTTGCAAGACTTCCATGAAAACAGATTTAACATCGCAAAACTCCCAAGGCAAACAGGAAAGTCCACTACGGTTGTTGCTTACTTGCTTTATTATGCAATATTCTTTGATAGCGTTAATATTGGTATTCTGGCTAATAAGGCTTCCACATCGAGGGAGCTTCTAAGTAGACTTCAACTTGCTTATGAAAATTTACCAAAGTGGATGCAGCATGGTGTCGTTGTTTGGAACAAAGGTAATGTCGAACTTGAAAACGGATCAAAAATTCTGGCATCTTCTACATCTGCGTCTGCTGTCAGAGGCATGTCGTTCAATATCTTGTTCCTCGACGAATTCGCTTTCGTTCCAAACCATGTTGCAGAGCAATTCTTTGCCTCTGTTTATCCTACTATTACTTCTGGTAAAAGCACGAAAGTCATGATCATTTCAACGCCGAATGGCATGAACCACTTCTACAAGATGTGGATCGATGCTAAGAACGGCAAGAATGGTTATGTAATGAATGAGGTACACTGGTCGCAAGTTCCTGGTAGAGATGCTAAGTGGAAAGAAGAGACGCTCAAGAATACTTCCAAACGACAATTCGCACAAGAATTTGAATGCGACTTTCTTGGATCTGCTGATACACTTATCAGTCCAGCGAAGCTTCAAAACATACCATTTTCAGACCCAATTACATCCAATGCAGGACTTGATATTCACGAAAGAGTACAAAAAGATCACGAATATATTATTACTGTTGATGTTGCCAGAGGAATTGGTGGCGACTACAGTGCTTTTGTCGTGTTTGATATCACCACACTGCCGTATAAGGTCGTGGCAAAGTACAGAAATAATGAAGTTAAACCTGTATTGTTTCCCTCGATCATCCTCCAGGTAGCAAAAGAATATAACCTACCATATATTCTGGTAGAAGTAAATGATATTGGTGACAGTATTGCTGCCACTCTCAACTATGATCTTGAGTATCCTAACGTGTTGATGTGTGCGATGCGTGGTAGAGCAGGACAAATTGTTGGTACAGGTTTCTCTGGAACCAAAACTCAACTGGGCGTCAAGATGAGCGTGACTGTCAAGAAACTTGGTTGCGCTAATCTCAAAGCAATTATTGAAGAAGACAAGTTGATGTTTGGAGATTTTGAGATCCTCCAAGAACTCACTACCTTCATTCAGAAAAAGATGGCGTGGGAAGCTGACGAAGGATATCACGATGACTTGGTAATGTGTCTTGTATTATTCTCTTGGTTAGTGATGCAAGAGTATTTCAAAGAGATGACGGATCAGGATGTCAGGCGTCGTATCTATGAAGAACAAAGAAATCAAATTGAACAAGACATGGCACCATTTGGTTTTATTGATGATGGAATGGGAGATGATAGTTTTGTAGATGCTGATGGATCACTCTGGGAGTATGGTAATACTCAAGAAGAAGTATCATATATGTGGAACTACTGATGGATTTAGAAGATCAGTTTTCTTTAGAGCATCTTATTTTTACAGAGAGAAAATGTAGAACATGTGGAAAGGTAAAAGATTTACTGACCGATTTTTATTTGACAAGAAAAAATAAAAGACCATTTCCATCAGCATATTCTTACGAATGTAAGTCTTGTACTGTCAAGAGAATTCTAGGAAGCAGAAAAAAAGATACTGATGCCTGGTCTTATCCAGATTGGTAAGGTGTTCATGCATGGTTTCCCCGTCTGAACATTACTAATTTCTAAATAGATTTAGATAAATTTGATATCTAAGAGGTAAAAAAATGGCAAGTCAAGTCTCGCCTGGTGTCGTTATTAAGGAGCGTGATTTATCCAATGCCGTAGTTACAGGAGCACTAGCAATTCGTGCTGGTTTTTCTTCCACATTCCGCACTGGACCCGTAGGCAAAATCGTAAACGTAACTTCAGAAAGAGAACTGATTGATACTTTCGGAACACCAGCTGAGGCAAATGCTTCTGATTGGTTAGTTGCTGCTGAGTTTCTCCGCTATGGTGGTCAACTAGCAGTTCTCCGTGCTCAAACAGGTGTAAAAAATGCAACAAAATCTGGAACTGGAGTTTTAGTTGCTGATAAAGAATCATTTGAAGCTGGTGTAACAACAGAAAGATTTGTTGCTCGTTACGCTGGAACAGAAGGTAACTACTATAGAGTAGTAATTGTTGATCGTGGTGCTGACTTTAAAGTAACAAAAACAGCACACGGTCTAACAGTAGGTGGAACATATACCGCTGGTAACGCATCAACTCATGAAGTTTATAAAGTTTTGAATGCAAACAGTTTCCTAATTGTCAAGGGATCTGGAACTCCAACTGCTGGTGCTGGTGAAACAGTTACTGCATATACCAATTCAGATTGGAATGCTGAGGCAATCGGATCAACTGGTCTAACATTCAAGGCAATTGGTCCTCGTCCTGGAACTTCACCTTGGGCAGCAGAACGTAATCTATCACTTGATGAAGTTCATGTTGCTGTTATTGACGAAAGAGATAATTCAATTGTTGAGCGTTTCGCATATCTTTCAAAAGTTTCTGATGCTAAATCACCAGAAGGAAATTCAACCTATTGGAAAGACGCACTCAACGAATTCTCTGGGTATGTTTATGCTGGAAATGAACTAGCTACTTCAGGTGCATCTACAGATATCACAACACAGGGTGAAGATCCTGGCAGTGCTGCTAGTGCATATGGTGCTACTGCAGCATCTCCTAAAGAATTAGCAAGAATTCTCCATAGTGCTGGTGGCACTCTCTCTGGTGGTGTAGACGATTATGCCTATACATCTGGAGAAATTGGTGCAGGATATGATGAATTTCTAGATACAGAAGCAACCTCAATTGATTTCGTTCTAATGGGTGGATCAATGAGTAATGAAACCGATACTCTTGCTAAGGCACAGTCAGTTGCAGCAGTTGCTAACAGCAGAAAGGATTGTGTTGCTTTCTTATCACCATATGTTGGCAACCAAGTTGCTACTGCTGGTGGTGTAGCAATTTCTCCAGCAACTCAATTAGCAAATACAGTTGCTTTCTTTAGCGGTATTGCTTCAAGTTCATACGTTGTTCTTGATAGTGGTATCAAGTATTCATATGATCGTTTCAACGATAAGTATCGTTATGTAGGATGTAATGGTGATGTTGCTGGTCTATGTGTTTCCACTTCAGCAATCCTTGATGATTGGTATTCACCAGCTGGTCTAAATCGTGGTGGTGTTCAAAACGTTGTAAAACTTGCTTTCAATCCTAACAAGGCACAGAGAGATGATCTTTACAGCAATAGAATAAACCCAATCGTTTCACTTCCAGGTTCTGGTCCTGTCCTCTTCGGTGATAAAACTGCCCTTGCTTCACCTTCAGCATTTGACAGAATTAACGTTCGTCGTTTATTCTTGAATGTAGAAAAGAGAGCAAGAGCACTCGCAGAAGGAGTACTCTTTGAGCAGAACGATAGCACAACTCGTAGCAACTTCTCTGCTTCGATTTCGTCCTACCTATCAGAAGTTCAAGCACGTAGAGGTGTAACTGACTTCCTCGTTGTTTGTGATGAATCAAATAACCCACCAGAAGTTATTGATAGAAATGAATTCGTTGCCGAACTTTACCTCAAGCCAACTCGCTCGATTAACTTTGTAACTGTTACCGTAACGGCAACTAGAACGGGCGTCTCATTTGCTGAAGTAATCGGTAGATAATTAGTAATATAAGAAAAACATCACAGAGGTAACCACTAATGGCATCGTCAAACGTAAGTTCATTCCTACAAACTATCGGTCAGGGCGTGAAGCCCAACATGTTCCTGATCGATGTTCAGTTCCCCGCAGCTTTAGCAAAAGCATCAGCAGATCAAAATCTTTCAAATCTTCTTTGTAAGTCTGCTGCTCTCCCTGGATCAAACCTAGGAGTAATTGAAGTTCCTTTCCGTGGAAGAACAGTCAAAATCGCTGGTGATAGAACCTTCGATACTTGGACAACAACGTTCTTCAACGACAAAGACTTCAAACTACGCTCATTCTTTGAGCAATGGGCAAATAGCATCAACACTCATGAGGCAAATACAGCTCCTCTGTTTGTTCCAAATAACTCTGCTGGTTATATGGCAGACCTTGGTGTTAAGCAACTTGAAAAAGATGCAAGCACAGAAGGTGCTATTTTGAGAACATATACACTGAAGTACTGCTTCCCAACTAACGTTTCTCAAATTGATGTTGCTTATGATAGCAATGATCAAATTGAAGAATTTACAGTTGAATGGCAATATTCATACTTCACTGCAGCAGCAGGAAGCAGAGCTGGAGTTTCTTCACTTCCAGTAGTCTAATAAATAGTTGGAAGCAGTATTTGAATAAGTAATCATGAGTCAACTCTTTGGCTTCCAAATTAATCGTAAGGAGGGACAGAAGGGACAATCCCCTGTCCCTCCTTCTGCTGATGACCCAATTGCGGTTGCAGCAGGCGGTTACTACGGAACGTATGTAGAAACTGATAATGCATCTCAAGCTCGTAACGAGTTTGAGTTGATCCGTCGTTATCGTGATATGGCACTTCATCCAGAAGTGGATAGTGCTGTTGATGAAGTCGTAAATGAATTTATTGTTAGTGACGCAAACGATAGTCCTGTAGAAATAAATTTAGATAATTTAGAAGTAGGTTCTGGTGTAAAAATAAAAATCAGAAATGAATTTGATCACATCAAGAAACTTTTAAATTTTGATAATAGAGCACATGAGATTGTGCGTAATTGGT